AATGTAGGGGAGCCCGGCTTAACGAAGAGATTACCTATCACTAAACCCGTTTCCGGCTCAGTCGTCGTGTCGCTAGACGATATTCCGCAAGCTTCCGGCTGGAGCGTCGACGTCTTAACCGGAATTGTTACTTTCACGACTGCGCCGAGCCTGGGCGTGGACGTAAAAGCCGGGTTTAACTACAACATTCCCTGTAGTTTTATGCTTCCGGAAGAGGATGGCGCAGAAATTCTCAATATCTCTATTGAGGCTTATGACACAGGAAGCCTAGAGGGTATCTACCTTATCCAAGACGAAGAGACAGTAATTCCTCTGGTAGAAGAGCTACCTTCAGGCGGCGCACAAGCAGCGGTTAACTTTGGAGGAGTTGATTTTAACTACTCTCCAGGGTTGGGTCTGTTTTTGGATATCATTACAATCGGCGCAGGCGGGCTTAAATGTAGAATGCCCCCGCCGGGAGGATTGCCGCTGGGATACTATGGAACAATCCGGCATGGCGCGGGAGGAACTACATTTGATCTAGTGGACGCCGACGACAATATTATCGTCGATGACGTGGCTATGGGATCTTCTTACGATATGTATTTGACGGAGCTAAGCGGAACTAAGTATTGGGTTGCGGTAGGCAGCTAATGATTCCGCTAGCAGATTTTCGCGGTAGGAGCGTTCATCATCCGCACCCGGTTTCAGGAGAACATCCGAGAAATGTTCTAGTAGGGATTGTAGAACCAAGCGGAGCCGCCGGAACACTTAATATGCCGGATGCTAGAAGGTTAAACATTGGACATAAATTCGTAATGATTAACCTAGGGAACCGCTCGGTTTTACTCCAAAACGTCTCAGGCGGCCTCATCGTCGATCTAACGGCGAACAAAGGAACTAAGCTATTTCTTGTGGATAACTCTACGGCAGCTGGAACGTGGCGCGCAACCTCTTTACGTAATGCAGTTAAAGGATCCGCGTTAGCATGAGTAAAGCTCGTTCATCTTTAATGGACTCACTTAGGCACACAAGTACGCGCCGCGAATGTAGTATCTTTATTGTTAGTAGAACGGACGGCGCAGTATTACTATTAACAGACCATCCTAGGTCTTTACCGATTGGTGCCTTAACGTACAGCCCTACGGGAATCTTTCAACTTTCCGCGCAGTCTGAGGAAGAAGGTATTTTGGCTCCTGCGCGCGCTGAAGCCGTAGGCGCCTTGGGTCCGGTGTTTACCTATAGTGCAATGCTCGCTAAGAAGTATGAATTTGCTCAGATTATTGAAATCAAAGTAGATTGGAGATTTCCCTATCTTGGCAGCTTTGGAGCTAATCGCTATTGGGTACAGGGAGTTTCGTTTGATAAGTTCTCTTTTAAGTTTGCACTAACCGACTTAAGAGGCTTCTTAGCGAATATCGTAGGTAGAACATATACAACGGACTGTGACCATGTTCACTATGGGGATCGTTGCGCGGTTAAGGAGCTAACTACGATGACCGCAGATTGGGAATTACAATCTGCGGCAGTGATTGGTGATACGGAACTTGTTATTGACTCAGGTTCTACTAATCCAGTTGTAGGAGATTCCTTTTCTTTCGCCAATACTTCAGACCCAACGATTTATACAATTGACGCCGTTACTGGTGCGGGCACTCTCACGCTTGAGATAGACCCACCGCTTCAAGCGGACCATTCCGTGGACGATGAACTTATCCCAAGTAAATTCGCTCATTCTGGAACTGTTCAAACAGTAGCGACACGAAGAAATTTCTTAACTGAAAACGTTACTGCTGGGCTTGGTGCAAACTACTTTAGACGCGGTAAAATTCGTTGGATTACAGGAGCTAATGCAAATATTGAAACCGATGTCAAGGAACATGCGGTAGATGCTGTTCCGGGAGAGTATTCAATTGTTTTGCTAGAGCCTACGCCGTTTAATATTCAGGTTGGAGACACCTTCACGGCAATTGCCGGTTGCGATCATACACACCTAGGTTTACACGGATGCCTAAAGAAATTCGGGAACACGAGAAATGTAGGCGCCTTCAAAGACATTCCAGGGGCGGACAAGCTATTAGACGTGCTCTAACCTGGAAAGGCACTCCGTTTCACCATAGAGCCAGGAAAATAGGCTCAGGCATCGATTGTATCGGGTTAGTTCTCGTTGCAACGGAGAGGTTAGACCTGGATAAAGAGTATCGAAGCTCACGAAAGCCTGAAGAATTCCTAGCGGAACTTCTGTCTCACGGAGAATTGGTAGAAACACCGTCTCCGGGAGACATTTTAGTTTTTAACTTCTTTGGTAGCGCGCACTGCGGGTTATACATAGACTCTAGACAGTTCATACACGCTAAGTTAGGTAAAACTGTGCGTGTAGATGCCTACTCTACCTCTTGGAAAGAGCGAACTATAGGAATTGTTCGCTGGTAACGGATGACAAACCTATTCACAAAAGCGGCTATCGGCATTGCTACAATTGTTTTCGCACCGGCAATCGTCGCGTTCTATGCCAGTAGGGCAATCTATAAAGGTGTTCAAGGGTTAGTCAATCCTAGCCCTTTTAAGCAAACCATACCAAAGCTGGGCCCGCTTAAGGTTAATCCAGGTATTGAAGGCGCTCCAATTATGCAATGTTGGGGGCCTAATGTCCGTGTACCATTAACTCAAATTTATATTTCTCCGTTATTGGTTAAAAAGAAAAAGACTAGCTCCGGTAAAGGTGGAGGTGGAGCGGAGACTACAGAGTACCTTAATTTCGTAACTGTGGCTTTTGCTGCTTGTTATCGCTCGCCAGACACGGGACCAATATCTAAGTTCAAAGAGATTATCGCTGAAGGAAAAGTGATTTGGGGCGACGATCCTAACAAGGAAGCGATTAGCGACGATTGGGAATTACAGAATAAAACGGTAACGCCTGACGGTACCGTAATTGAACTTGTGGCGCCCAACGAAGGCTTTAAATTCAAAAAGTTTAAGACCGGACAGACTTTAACTATGTCCGGTTGGCAGCCTGCGCTAGATGGAAACAACGGAGACTTTCTCTTAGCTGCTAGGTGGAAAGAGAAAGGTACTAAAATTTGGCATATGCGGCTAATTGATACCGCAAGTCCGCCAACAGTCCAGGAGGGTACGGCTACTCAATCCGTCACAATCGAGCAAACAGACGTTCCTAAGTTCATCGCTAACAAGATTGGTGAAGCTACATTTTATCTAGGGTCTGCGGATCAAATCAGAGATCCCAACTTAGTAGAAGACTTAGGTGAACTCGAAACAACTAACTTTAGGTACCTTGCGTATGTTGTTATTGAAGACCTTCGAGTAAATGACTATAATAATCGCGTGCCAAATGCGGACGCGATTCTAGAAGCGGATGAGGAGATTACCTTAGACGTGATTATTGATGAGATCATGTCTGAAACGGGCCGCGCGTCTTCTCTATGGGATACTTCAGACGTTTCTGATATCTACGTAGAAGGCTTTGCAGTTCCTATGACTGCGGGAGCTGAGGCAAAATTAGAACAGTTGATGTTAGCTTATAATGTTCTAACTCGTGTTGAGGATGGAGTATTGATCTTCTTTAAGCGAGAGAACGCTGATACGATTTCACTAGATGAAATACATCTAGGGGCGTATGGACAAAACGAGACCCCGCAACCTCGAATTACCTATTCGGACGCGGAAGTTAACACGATTCCAAGCCACGTACAGGTGGATTATAGGGATCCTGGGTTTAAATATGATTCTGGAAGTGTGACAATTGTTAGAAACTCTTTTCAAATTGAGAAGCGCGAGCGTGTAGACATTGGTGTTTCTTTTGAAAAGTATGAAGCTAGTGAAGTTGCACAGAGAATCATTTACACGGCGTTAGTCAATAGTCGATTGGCAAAAGTCTACCTTCCTCCGGAATACTGGTACGTAGTAAAAGGAGACGTACTCCTTTTTCAAGAGGGTGATGTTGTGCTTTCGCTCTTAATTACTGAAATGGAGACCGGAGCAAACGGAGTAAAGGTAGTGAATTGCCGTATTGAAGAAACAGGATTGTTAAACTTCCAAGGAGACGGAGAATCTAACGATCCAGACAGTAACGTACTTCTCCCTCCGTCCACCACGCTTGAAGCGCTAGATATCCCTGCGTTAACTAGCGAACATGCGATGACACCGGGAGTTTATTTAGCGGGTTCGTTATTAGATCCTAGCGAGCCTTGGGAGGGAGGCGTAGTTTATTGGGCAGACAAGGGCAGCGATAACTTCATCATCCTAACTGGCTTGCCCGAAGAAACTATAATGGGCTGGGCAGCTACACAACTTGGCGACGTACTCGGAATGCACGGAGTCGTCGACAGAGTTAACTCGGTTGAAGTTTGGCTTCATCATGGTGAGCTGAGTAGTGCAACGCTGGCAGAGTTAAACTTAGGTGCGAACTTAGCTTTACTCGGGAATGAAGTTCTTTACTTCCTTGGCGCAGAGTTGATTGAGACAAATGGACCTTTTAACAAGTATCGTCTAGATAGATTTCTCAGAGGTCGCCGGTCTACAGGAGCACTCGCGCAAGGTTTCTTGAATTACGGATTGCTACCCGGCCTTCCGGATCCTACACACGCGGCAGGCGAGCGATTCGTACTGCTATCTTCCGATGTTAAGTTTATTCCACTCGGACAAGAGCAGTTCAATGTTGAGAAAGATTTTAAGCTTGTTCCCAATGGTGGCGCAGAAATCCAGTATCCGGTAACAACTGAAGGCGTTCTTTTCCAGCTTAATACAGTTGTCCCACAAGACATCGAGAGTATTTATGTCTATCCTCCGATTGGACACTTAACAGAGGGTCAAGGTCCGCCCGCTGGATCTTCAGGCTCAGGCGGTAGAGATCGCAGGATTACTTGGTCTCGGCGCTCTAGAGCTTTTGTTAATGCGCTTTATCGTGGTGATAAGCCCATTTTAGAAGAGAAAGAAATCTATGAGCTTAAGATTTATCGGTACTCCGATAACTCAGAAGTCATCCCGCAAGCTGCGTATTTAGTTCGCACCGAAATCGTCGAAGAAACTACCGAGTTTATGTATACAACTGCGCTTCAAAGCTCCGATGGATTTGCTGGCGGAAACAATACGCAAAGATTGTTTATTTCACTTCGCCAGTTGGGAGCGAATACGGGCGCCAGCCGCGCTATGGTGTTCCCGGATAGAGGCTCGGCAGTATTACTTGAGGTTGAACCTTAATGGCAACTTTTCCCCCTACGCACCTTGGCTATGAGCCTAGAACTCATATGCCACTTATTGCAGACAATGATTGTCAAGCGGATAAGTTACTTAATGTGACGATTCCCTTTCTTGAGTGGGCGGCGGCGGGTTGTTTAGTGCAATCTTTAGCCCAAAATAGTCCGCCTGGAAGCCCGACAGGCGGAAATGCTTGGATTATTGGAGCCTCGCCAACAGGAATTTGGAAGAACTTTACCCAGGGTACTCTTGCACTATGGTCCGAAGGTTTAAATGAATGGATTTTCTCTCCCTTGCGAGCGGGGTTCATCTTTAGATTTGGTACAACGTCTTACGTTTGGACTGGAACCTTAATGAAAGCGCTGGAGGTTAGTTAACATGACGGAAAAATCCCCCTACCTCTCGCTAGATATTCTTGTTCCTACCGAGCCCGTCAATGACATTACTATTAATAAATGGCTTACGTTACTTCTTTGGAAAGTTGCACCTAAAGTTACTTTTTGGCAGCTAAACACGGGTGACGATGCGCCGAGTAATGGGTACGCGGTTCTCGTTGGAGACACGCCTACGGGACTTTTTGCAGGTCAAGCCGGAAAAATTGCAATTTCTTATGAAGGTTGGTTTTTCCGCGCACCTTCTGCGGGTTTAAAAGTCTATGACGCGCAGAATGATAGAGTAATGATTTTTAACGGCACCACTTGGGATGAAATTTCCTATGCTTAGTGATATTTGGGAACTTCCCTTGTTTTGGAATGCTGAAGATCCTACAGAAGCGGGTGAAGATACCTTCATGCGCTGGATGCTTATTTTTGAGAAATTAGCGTATGGCCCCAGCGTTATTAATCGTAATCAAGCGTCGCCCACAGGATCGGAAGTTTTAGGCGATATGTACCAAGTGAGTACAAGTCCGACGGGAATTTTTTCCGGACATGCTAACGAAATGGCTTTGTATTTAGGAAATAAGTTCGGTTGGATTTATCTTCCGGCTACAGAGGGTTTAACTGTTTATGACGAGTCGTTAGATAATCACTATGTTAGAAAAGCCGCAGGCGGTTGGGATGTTTTAGTTGAAGCCTAGAGTATTCTTTCTTCATAAGTGGAATACACTAGACGAAACTTCCGCGGAGAAGTGGGGAGAGATTGTGTATCTATTTGATACAATAATTTCTCCGTTTAACTTCACAAGATTTCGGCACCGAATACTTGCAAAGTTATCTGAGAATGGGTTTGACCCTGAGCGAGATTACTTCGGACTCAGCGGTCCTTTGTCGCAAGTCGCCCTAGCATTAACTTTTCTCTCTGTCAAGTATTCTTTTCTGAAAATCTTGCTTTTTGACGGGAGAGAAAAAATCTACAAAGAAAGAAAATTCCTTCAAGAAAATTCTTGACGCGCCCGAAAAGTTTGGTACAATTCGCGCGTTCCTTCTCTTGGAGAATATCCGATGAACCTTCCTCCCGCTTGGTCTGGCCGCTGCGATTGCCGTTCGGGACACGCTAGCAGCAGTGGACGTTGTAACGTCCGGAACGTTACCGATAACTCCGGTACGGTTGGAATGCTGGCATACTGTGAGCTTTGCAGAAAGACTTGCGTTGGAAAGCCTTTGGGCGTTTCAGAGTCTCGGAAAAGTTTTTTTGAAAAAGAGTCTTGACGCGAATAACTACTCCGATATACTTCGGGCATAACAAACGCCCCTCCGATACTGGAGAAAAAAAGAAAATGAAGACCACGCGCCTTATTGTGACCTTTAAGAAGGGTGATGACGAGCGCATCCGCTTTGTGGAAGGTGCCTTCCCGCCCAAGACGCCCCTAGAGGCCGTCCATCGCGCCCTCTGGCGCCGCCTGAAGGGCTGCCCTACCTTGGACGTGCCCAAGCACTCGCGGCCCGTGAGCGCCCGTCTGGAGGCCGTAGCGAGCAAGCCTGAGCCTGCGCCCAGCAAGACCGGAAAGAGGGAGAAGTGAGGAAAGTTTTCTCGCGGACAGGGATTTTTTCCTTGTCTGCGAGAGGAAAGCTGCTATCTTCTCTTTTGTCACAGTCGAAACCGGGTCTCGGCCCGGTAGTGGAGCCCGGCAAACTTCACCTGACGAGACCGCCAGACAAACTAACCAGTTAACTAACCCATACCCAACATAGAGGAATCTGATATGTCCACTGAGACCGTTGACCCGACGACTGCCAACGAGAACGGCGAGAACGGCGCCGACGAGAACGGCGAAAACGGAGACGCCGAGGGCCGTCAACAGCGCCGCCCTCCGTACATCGAGAGTGCGTCGCCCGACCTTCTCAACGAAGACGGTAAGCTCGTCGCGTCGCCCATCGATGACTACGATCCGAACAAGTCGTGCGTTCCGCGTAAGACGGACTTCGCGGACGAAGTTGTCTACCTTCAGTTCAAGTCCGCCCTTGCGCGGCGTGAAGGCGAGGCGCTGATTGCGCGTGCCGACAGCCTCGCGGAACAGGCGAACGTGCTTGAGAGCGCCGGTACTCCTGAGCAGCGCGCGGCTATCTCGCGCCTCAGCAAGCTCACGGCTACCATCGCTTCCACGCGCGAAGCCCTGGAGGGCGATGGCGTGGACGTGGACGCGCTCCTGAAGCGTCTCGGCCTGAAGAGCGACGACTAATCCGCTTGACCGTAGTATCGCCCGCGAGCTAGCATCGTCCTACCCGCTAGCTCGCGGGCGCAGTCCTAAAGCTGCCTTTGCCGGTCACAAGCCCGGATGAGAAAAGCTGAGTGGGACAAATATCCGAACATAGCAGAGGGAATTCCAATGGGTAGGACCATGCCGGAATTGGGAAGGGACAGGCTGCAACTTCAGCTTGCGATTGTCCACGCAAATGAACATATCTTGCGAACCTACGAGCGTCGCAAGGAAGCGTTGCTTGAGACTATCGAGAAAGCGGCGCATGACATAGAAGGTCTTGAGAAGGCGTATGCTGAGGCACCCGGTAAGATCGAAGCCGCGCGCGCCCGCATGGAAGAAATCGAGCAAGAGGAAGCCGTGCGCGTCACGCCCATTTCTTCTACGAAGACTCCCGAAGAAAAAATCGCCTCGCGCCTTGCTCGGATGGAAAAAGAAAAGGCTGAGCTGTTAGCAATGCTTCCCCAGGACAAGCGAAATCAATATGCCTAGTTCAAAAGAGCGTTACGAAGAGGCACTATTTATCATGGTCCTAATCTTTCTCTTGGCCGTGTTCATCTAGTGAACCGCAGACAGGTTCATAAGCTTCAAAAAACGTTGACGGGAAGCGCGCTCCCTTTCCCACTCATCGAGTTTCAGGGGCACGTTTTTGAATGCTTAGTAGAGCGGCCGGACGGAAATAAGTTCTATCCATCCGACCCTTGCGACGATGAGCCGCCAGCCAACGATAAGTACCCTTGGAAACTGGTACACGTACACCCGGCAAAAACATATCTAGTTCACCCTGAATTAGATATGCGCTTGAGATTCTACGGAGATACTAAAAACAGAATCCGTATGCTGAATCTCGCGCATAGACGAATCCAAAACGCAAGAGAAAAGTAATGGTTCTTTGGAAAACTTCTCAGCAGATCCGCGCTAAAAAGTGGGACGGAAAGCCGAGAAAAATTCTTCGGATAGAACACAAGCTAGATGGCTACCGCTTTAACTTTTTCAATAATCAGTTTTTTGCCCGAAAAGGTGAAGTGGATTATTGGGAAAAGTTTCTTCGTAGCAAAGGTTCAGCGTGGCTTGAAAGTGTTCCGCCGAACACAGTTATTGACGGAGAGCTTTTCTTACCGGATCGTCCCGCTACAGATGTAATGACGGCGCTTAACGCTGGAGACGATGCACTCGTCTTCAAGCCTTTTGCTATTCCTAAGTATTACGGAACGCCGCTAGAAGGTACGCCACAAGAGAAGTTTCAAATTCAGGATGCGCTTTTAGAAGACTGGCACGCTCCACGAGTTATCCACTATAAGTATACGTCTCATAGCTATTCGCAGCTTGCTAGACTTGCGGCGGCGCACCCGAGCAAACTAGAAGGTTACATCCTTAAAGAAGATGTCTACTCAGGATGGTGGAAAGTCAAGCCTGTTTGGACGGTAGACCTAAAAGTTGTAGGCGTGCTACCCGGAACAGGAAAACACTTCCGCCGTCTCGGCGCACTTATCTGTGCAAACGCTCGCGGCGCCATCGTCGCTAATGTCGGCAAAGGGTGTGACGACGCTTGGCGAGACTTGACAAAAGAGCAAGTCTTAGGTAGGATTGTAGAAGTTGAGCATGAAGGTATCCAAGCACTAGGAAAGCTAAAGTTTTCTCGCTTTATTCGTTGGCGAGAGGACAAAAAAATTCCTGATTAGCTCTTGACAAGGGCTCTTGAATGTGATATAGTACGTAGACATACGCAGGAATACTAATCCGGATACCAGGAAACCTAGATGTCAATAGAAACATCTAAGAAGGGCGAAAATAACTTTGCCCTTCAAGCCTTGACGCAGGCAACTTCTAGGTTGCTCTACAGGCTAGATCCAATCGCTACAGATGTTCTAGCTATTGGATACGATCCAAGATTCGAGCGCTTCATTGTAGACCTGGAAACAACTTCCAAGGTTAACTGGCATCGCGCTTCGCAAGCCGGGCACGCTCTTTTTGAGCGAACGCACGAGCGCACTTGGACAAAGCGAAAGCCCGAGCAGTATCTAGTTCCCGCTACGATGCTAAATGTTCTCATCATTTATCATTCGTGGCCAGGAGAACAAATCAAGTTCCGTGACGAAGAGGCTAAGGCCGTCTATACCGCGAGACTTCTAGATTTTCACAGGTACGATAAGCGTTGCAGACAGGTCGCGGCTTTTAAGCTTGAGGGCGTGCTTCCTGAGCTTCCGGAATACTGGAAAGAGCATCCAGATTATCCGCTGTCTCCATATCAAAGAATGGCGGTGCTGTTTGGTCTGGGCGCGCGCTCCTCTGCAATTTTTGCAGACCGAGGAACAGGTAAAACTGTAATCGGAATTTCTGCGATTTGCACGGAGGTTCGGAGGCAAAAAAAGTGCTTGCATGTTCTCGTCATTTGTCCGCCGCAAGTCGTCGATAACTGGCTCTACGAAACACGTAGATTCACGACGTTACGCGGAAAGGTTGCAATTGTTCGTGGAACTAAACAGCAACGATTGACAACATACATAACGAATCGCGTAGAAAAAGGCGATTGCGACTTTACATTGACAATTGTTAGCTATGACACTGCGAAGCAAGACACAGATATTCTTACGGCGTTTCCTTGGGATCTAGGAATCTACGACGAGACGCACGTAGCGAAGTCTCCTGAGACGAAGCGATGGCGTAAGCTTTTGCTGCCTCTGCGAGACCATATTCCGCAGATCATCGGTCTTACTGGATCGCCTATTGGTAACTCCCATATGGATCTATGGACGCAGCTTGAGGCACTAGGCACAGGCTGTAGCGGCTTCAAGTCCTACGCGAGCTTCCGCTCATTCTTCGGACAGTGGGAAGCCCTAGAGGGCGGACACGGTGTAGAAAGGTTGTCTGGTCTGAAGAACATTCCTGTTCTTCACGAGCTGTTGGCTCGTATGGCTTTTCAGATTACGAAAAAAGAAGCGGGCTTAAATCTTCCGGATAAGCAATACGAAATTCACACTATCGAAATGGGCAAGGAACAAACTCGGTTGTATGAGCAGATGAAAGAAAACCTTGCCGCTGAAATCGAAGACAAGCTAACCGGAAACATTACGGAGATTCAGGCCAGCAACATTCTTACCAAGCTGTTGCGACTGTCTCAAATCACGAGCGGCTATTACACCGTTGCGCGTAAAGTGGACGAAGAATCTGGCAAAGAAATTCAGCCCAAAAGCGTTCACGAGATTTCCGAGGTAAACCCTAAGATTGAAGCTTGCCTAGAGCGGATCCTTTCTCCGGATAGGGACGAGGGTGCAAAGACTGTTGTATGGTGCCACTGGAAACAAAATTGCCAGCAGCTTTCAAAGGTGCTCACGGAAAAGGGAATCGTCCACGGCGTTTACAACGGCGACACAAACCGAACAGACCGCACGAATTTCGTAAAGAGATTCAACCTTGACCCGGAGTTTAAGGTGCTAATCGCAAATCCTCAAACTGCGGCAGAAGGTTTGAATTTATTGGGCTATGATTATATGAACAGCCCTCCGCGCCTTACCACAAACTGCGATGAAATGCTTGTGTTCTCGCAAGGTTGGTCTTCGATTCTTCGCGGGCAGCTAGAAGATCGAGCGCACCGAAGAGGTACGCGCGTACCTGTGAGAATCGTAGACATCGTGGTTCCCGGATCCATTGATACTGAGATCATGGAAAAGGTTCAAGGCAAGGCCGATCTTGCTGCATACATGCTTGATATCCGAGATATTCTAAAGAGAGTTCTATAATGACGCGGCGCGTGTTTATCGTCGCTCCAGCGGAGAACATTGATACGGACCCGGCAAAGAAATACGGGCCTATTGTGTTTCTTTTTCCGGAGCATAGTCCTTCGCCTTTTCGTACAGAGGAGCTTATCCGAGAGTTAGAATCTGCGCTCTTGGAACATAGCTTCAATCCGGAAGAGGATTACTTTGCAATCAGTGGTCCGTTTCTTCCGCTCAGCCTAGCTACATTTGCGCTAGGGCGACTGTACCGAAAGGTCAACTTCCTTGTCTTTGACGCTCGCATGAGCGATTACGTGGTGCGCGTCATTAGCGCGGGATCTTCGCATGAAGATTAACGACCCGAACACGGTTCCAACGGAGAAGACGAAAGCTCTTCTAGACATCTTGAGAAAGCTTCAAGATGTCTCTAACGAGCTAGACGTATTCCTCTATCAGACTGAGCCGCTAGAGGATCTTCAGCCCGGAGAAATGGTGGACATTGGCTATCTGTGCCGGGACGCAGCTACTCAGCTAGATGAAATGCGTAAGAAGGCGAACAAGCGCAAGGATCTTCTAGGCCGCATGATTTTTGCCATCGTCACGGCTCGTTGTGTAGCTGAGCCCACGCTTAAGCCGCATATGTTAGGCGGCTTAGCCGTCGCTGAACCCAACGCGATTAACTCTCCGACTGTTCCTAAGACGGGCACTCAGGAGTATATCGACCTGTGCAAGCACTTCGGCATTTCGGATGAAGCCATTGCGGCGGGTTTGTTTACTCCCCACTGGAAACATATTCAAGACTATATTGACGCTCGATTTGACCCGAGCAAACCTCTTCCCGAGATTCCGGGAATCACAAAAATTCATCCTAACCCGCGTTGCAAATTCCGAAAGAGGACAAAATAAATGTCTGAAGGTAATGAAATCGTCCACGTTGGGAATTCTCTCCCTTCGTATCTTAAGGGGCTGGAGGATGATTCCCTCAAGGATGTCCGTAAGTATCGTGTAGTTCCGCTAGTGGGCTTCGCGCAAAAATCGCACCCGTCGGAATTCGTGGAAAAGTTCGGCGTGGGGTCTGCTGTTGCCTACCGACTTAACGCCGTGATCGCAAGGGCGGGTGAACAAGTCTTAATGCACCCGATTTTCTTCTTTACGGAGTTCGTGCATTACTCCGACCGCAATGATAAGCAAGCGGAAAAGAAGGTTCTAGATCGCACGTTTGACGATCAATCCGACATTGCCAAGTTTGCAAGAAACAAGGATCTTCGTAAGAAGCCTTACGAACGTGGCGATAAAACGTTCTATGAAAAGTTCGTGGAGCACCTCACGTTCTTCGTCGTGATTGAGTCGGGGGAGTTTAAGGGACAGCTTGCTACTATCACATTTGCCAGTGGTGAGTTTAACACCGGACAAAACTTCCTTAACGAGCTTGCTATGCGTGGCGCTCCACTTTGGGCGACGCGCTGGAACTTCCGCAGTGAAATTAAGAAGCATTGGGAAGAGAACTACGATTGGTGGGGTTGGGACATCGCGTTTGCGGGCTTCATTGAAGAGGAAGAGGTTCCGCAGTTTAACAAGATGTACGAAGAGACTAAGAAGGGCTTCGCTGAGCGTAGTATGGGTACGGAGTATGGCGATGCGCCGGACCTTGAAGAGCAGCCAGCAGCTACGGAGAAGGAAACCGACGGGCTGTAACGGCTGAGTGTCTAACAGGGGAGACGGCACACCATCGCGCCGTCTCCCCTCTCTTTCCCTTTTGACTGTGACAAATGAATCTAGGGCTAGTAGACGTTCCATTTGAACTGAAAGCGCTAGATGTTGAAATTGTTCCTATCAGCGGTAACCAAGCTAAAGTAGGCTGCCCAGCACCGGAGCATAAAGATTCGGACCCATCTTGTTCTATTGACCTAGAATCCGGTCTATGGAACTGTAAAGCTTGTGGTGCGAAAGGCAACATCTTAACCTTTCTGTCTTTGAGTAAAGGGGTCTCTAATAAAGAGATCCTAGTAAATCTTGGTACTCGATATGAATTAGAAGAACGTCGCCCGCTTAGATCAAACATTGGAGAAAGTCCTCTTCCCGATTGGGCAATTAAAGCTTTAAGAGATCGGGGAATTACTGAAGAAATTCAGTTGCGTGGACGGCTCGGCTTTGATACTAAGAAACAACGCATTACGATTCCCGTATTTAATCGTTTCGGGAACATTGTAAACGTCCGGTACTATCGTCCGGGTGCGGCTTCTCGGCACAAGATGTTGAATCACCCCAATAGGGGAGAAGTCCGTCTTTACCGAGAAAAAGACTTAAGCTATGATACTGTTTGGGTGTGCGGAGGGGAGTTAAAAGCGCTCGTTGTAGGAGAGTGTTTAAACGAGAGCGGAGTAGGGGCAGTAGCCGGAACAGGTGGCGAAGACACTTTCTTATTAGAGTGGGGACAACTCTTCGCAAATAAGACTGTTTATATCTGCATGGATATTGACGCGCCGGGCAGGGCGGCCGCACGAAAAGTTGCAGATATTCTCGTCGCCCATGCGGCAAAGGTTTTCGTTGTCAAGCTCCCTCTTGACCCACAGAAATTCCCTTCAGGCGATATTAACGATTACGTCGCGGAAGGTGGAAGCTTAACAGCGCTCACAACGAATCACAGTACCGAATATGAGATCTTTTCTGCATCCGATGAGCCGATACCGCTAGAAGTTCTTAAGGTTTCTCTTCAAGAGGCTGTTAGATCTACATCCTCTAGGCACCTTATCGAGTTTCCGGCGCATGTAAAGATGATTGATACCACTCCTTATGCGCTACCTAAGACAGCCTTTGTTAGGTGTGACCGCAAGAGTGGAAACTGTGCTCTTTGCCCGGTTAAGCGAGTAGACCCGGCGAATCAACAAGACGATATCTTGCTCGACGTTAACCCGATGAGTCGTGCGGTTCTTGGCATGGTTGACGCTCCGGATAGGTTCCTTCCTAAGTTGCTTCACGCTGCTTTAGGGATTCCGGAATGCCCGAAGGTCAAGTTTAAGGTTCAAGATAGGATGGATGTTCAATCTATCCTTCTCGCACCTTCGGACACCATCGCAAACTTTGATCCTGTGCCCGCGTTAGTTGTATCAAATTCCAAGGTACATACTCACGGTACATACACCTTTAAAGGTCGAATGTACCCGCATCCTAGGAATCAAAGAGCCACGTTGCTACTTGATAACTTCGAGCTAGCCGAAGACTCCCTAGACACCTTTGATGGTGGTAACTTAGGTGAGCTAACCTTGTTCCGTCCGAAAGATTGGACGCTTGAAACTCTCAAGTCCCATCTTTCCTCCATGTATACAGACCTTTCCGGCAGTATCACTCAGATTTACGGGCGGGAGGATATGCACGTCATGTTTGACCTTGGCGTACACTCTCCGCTTTACCTGAGACGTGGAAGTAAAAAAATCAACGGATGGACTTCTATTCTAATCCTTGGCGATTCCGCGCAAGGTAAATCGGAAGTCGCGGAACAGCTCGTCAAGCACTATGGTATCGGTGCAATTGTAGACTCTAAAAACATGACTTCAGCGGGACTTTTGGGGGGTAACGTCAAGGTCAATGATCGCTGGTATGTTAATTGGGGCGCGCTTCCCGAGAATGACCGGGGAATGGTGGTACTAGAGGAGCTTAAGGGCTGCGAAGTTCCTACAATTTCTTCCTTGACTCACGTTCGCTCTTCCGGCGTTGCCAAGGTCACGAAGATTCAGAGTGGTGAAGCCGCCGCACGAACGCGAATCATTGCGTTATCTAACCCGCGCTCGCGGAGAAGGATCGGTAACTACCCTTTTGGTGTTCAAGCGATCCACGATCTTATCGGGTCACAGGAAGATGTTAGGCGCTTTGACGCGGCGCTAATCGTTACACAGGATCAACTTAAGCCGTCTTTCTTGGCTCAGGCGCGGACAAACGCACAAACCGAAACTAACTATCCCTCAGAATTGTGTAAGCGTCTAATTCTTTGGGGATGGACGCGAAAAGAAGTCAGGATTACAGATGAGATTTGGTCTCAATGTACGCTGTTAGCGACTAAGCTAACAGATAAGTTCGCCTGTGAAGATATGATGCTGTGCGACGAGGGTTCAATGCATATCAAACTTGCGAAGCTCAGCGCGTCATTAGCAATTAGAACATTTAGCGCGGACGAAGAGGGTAACGTAATCATTCGTCCTTGCCATGTTGACTTTATCTCAGAGTTTCTTGATCGTCTTTACTCTTCCAAAGCCTTTCGCTACCGAGACTTCAAGTTAAAGCTTAGCGAGAGCAATCAACCCATTTCCGAAATGGATATTCATTCGGCATTTAGGGTGTCTTCCATTTCTGCCACGGGACAGCGCGGACTGTACCAGTGTTTAACGCTGTCTCAAGACTTCTCGCTAGACTTGATAGGCGCGTACACTGGTTTAGAAATTAATGATGCTAGAAAAGTTGTTAGTTCGCTCTTGATGGCGGGAGCGCTACAAGCTTTAAAGCGAGATTTCTACATTAAAACTCCTGCATTTATCAATTGGCTAGAAGCCAACAGCTTAGAAGGAATCACGGAGACGATTAACGATGACGAATTGTGAACTGGTAGAAGCGTTCCATGCGAAGTGCGATTGTGAAAACTTCAAGGGGCTTCCCGTGCTGCCCGAAACAACTAAAAGCGCGCTCAGAGTGACTTGTGCGGATCTTACACGAGCGTCTAAAGTTCTCTACGACTTAGCTGCGTCCGCGAAGAAAGAAGCTTGGGATACCCTGAGTGGCCAACGTGGGGAAGAGCTAAACAAGTCTTCTCTCGCATACCTTCGCGTCGCCATGAGCCTTGAAGAAATGCGCGAAGGCGTTCAGGCGATGATTGACGGTAACCGAGAAGAGTTCTTGGACGCCCTCGCAGATCGTATGTTCTTGACGTGGGGCGACGCGATTACTTATGGCTTCCAACATGCGCTTACTCCAGCTTTTGAAGAGGTTTGTTATTCAAACTTGAGTAAACAAGGTAAGGACAAATCGGGAAAGATTGTTAAGGGTGAAACCTATAACCCGCCGAACCTCACGCCCATTCTTCACCTTTACGGGTTGCTCTAATGGCTTCCTATCGAATCACTAGAACCGAGACAGATCCGGACGTTAAGATTTTTGTTATAGGACGTCTCGGGCAGGAAATCACACGGCTAACTGAGCATGTAGTTAGTGTAGATGTTGACGAAGGGCGCCCGTCTCCGCCGTCTCTCGTCGCTAGACATCGGGTTACCGGAGAAACTTCGGTACAAGCCACGGTTACGGAGCTTTAATCTATGGCACTTTACGAAGTTACGCTACACTTCACGGCTAAAAATGGACAAGGCCACTCTAAGGTGGAAGTTGACGCCAGTTCCGAGCGAGAAGCTATTGATAAGGCTAAAGCCAAATCAATTCTTCTTAAGGACGATTCGGGTTGGATGTTTCAGCACGCCTCAGTAAGGGCGATTGCTAACGAAGAGAAGCGTAGACAGCGTAACCGCACACAACCGAGAAATAGAAAATCATAGCATGTTAAAGCTCGCTCCAAACCGTTACTTAATCGAGCCGGAAGATCATTTACCGGAGATTGCTGGTAGCTATATCGTAGCGGACGCAGAGACGACGAGTTTTAGCCACGTAGAAGAAGCTTTCTATCCAAGGAAGGGTCATCGTGTCTGCGGCTGGGCTGTTTGTGGCTCCGAAGGACCGGCCTACTACATCCCCACTAGAAGTACGCATCCTTTAGCGAGAAATCTTGATCCTGAGAAAGTTAATGCGTGGCTCAGAGAACAGATCTTAAAGAAAGGACATTGGGTAAATCACAACATCAAGTTTGATGCTCACTTTCTTGATGTTGAGTCGGGAAAGCTTCCTAAGATTCGGCTATCTTGCACTAATGCACTTGCTAAGATGGTGAATTCGGATCGTTGGTCCCATGAACTTAAGCCTCTCTGCAAAGATTGGCTTAAGCTCCCCATGGAAGAGGAAGACGAGATCAAAGCGTATCTTAAAGGCTTCGCTTGGCACGACGGGTTTAAGAAACGGCGAGGAACTAAGGATTATGCTACGCTGCCTACGGACATGATCGGGCGTTATGCCACGATGGACGTGATCGGCGCGCGAATGCTCTATGAATTCTGCCTTGATGGTAGAGTATTTGGGCCTTGGGAGACTGAAGAGAAGTTAACTTGGCGGTTGTTTGAGGTCGAACGCACAGGAATTCGAGTCGATCTAGAGAAAACTCAGATCCAGCTATTGACTTCCTCCGTCGAGTTACTTCAGCTAACCGAGTATATTCAAGGGGTCACGGGACGGGAGTTTAAAGACTCTAACGCATGTCTTTACGATATCTTTATTGACATGCTCGGGCTCCCTGTGCTTGGGTACACCGATAAGCAACAGCCATCCTTTAACAAGGATGCAATGCTAATCTATGAAAATCTTCCCGAAGTCACTAAAGATCCCAAAACAAAGAAACTTGTTCACGCGGTCATCCGCTCCCGTAAACTAGAAAAGTATAAGAGCCTATTTCTTGATACAATTCTAAGTAAACACGTTAAGGGCATCGTACATTGTTCTTATAATCAAATTGTAAGAACAGGGCGTATGAGTTGCCGTGATCCTAACTTGCAACAGGGCTCAAAGGACTCTACGGAACTTTTCATTCCGCGTGAGGGTAAGCGCTTCCTGTGCTTTGACGCTTCTCAGCTAGAATTTAGGTTAATTGTTCACCACTGTAAGATTGCTTCCGCAATTAGGCAGTATAACCTAGACGCTAAAACAGATTTCCACCAATTCGTCGCTACAATGTGCGGAATTGAGCGCTCGCCCGGCAAAACGATTAACTTTGCTACCGCTTACGGCGCAGGAAAGCGTAAGATTCAGCAGACGCTTATCGGCGTGCTTGCCGAAAGCATGGAAGGCACGCCGGAAGAGGTAAGATTTCGCTGTTCTACCCTTGCTGAAGAGGTTTATCGTACTTACCATAAAAAGTTTCCGGAGATCAAGCAACTTAGTGAAAGCTGTGAATCTGTAACAAAGGAGCGCGGCTACATTAAGAACGCCTATGGCCGTCGTCGGCACCTTCCCGCCTATGCAGCCTATAAAGCCTTTAATACTGCTGTCCAAGGTGGAGCAATGGACATGATTAAAGAACGCATGGTGACCGATGAAGATACGGATGAGACCGCGTTACTTGCTAACAAGCATGATGAAGTCTTGTTTGAAACGGACGATGACGACGAGACCGCTAATAGGGAAAAGGAAAGAATCCGGGAACATCTTCAAGACGTCCATAAATTCCGTGTTCCTATTGTTTGGGATGCTGGAGAAGGTAAAAACTGGAAAGAGGCAAAGCCATGATTGATAGATTCTATTCGGTTTTGATGGCAGTATTTTTATTCATCGCGTGGATCTTTATTACAATTTCTGTGGTGTTCAAGGGGTTAGATAAGCTGTTTCTTTCCCTTGGAGATTGGGCAGCTAACTGCGTAGATTTCTTTGAGCAAAAGAGGCTTGGCGGATGAATATTCTTCTGGTTTGGTGCGAAAGTTTCGATGATGTCAAGCTTTTTCTGCTGAGAATTTCCGAAAAAGAAATTTTCGAGAAAATTCTTGCCGCGAATCACCAATACCTGTATAATGGCGAGGAAGATACTAGAGGGGCCAAATTCGTAGAGGAATGGCTTAGGGTAAACACCCCAGCGCCCTATGAAGGCTCGGCACCTCTTCAAATTTCTGGAGAATTTACCGTTGTAGTCTCCGGATATGGCGTATAATCCTATAGGAAACGCTACCTATGGACGTGAAAAGATTCCGAGCGTGGCTCAAGTGGCTACGTGAAAACCCCGATAAGCAAATCGTAGGAGAATACGAGAATTCTAGTGGGGAGTGCTGCGCTATGGGAGCGCTCCACTCCAAAACTCAACCTTCTCCGGGATTTGTTTCCGACACTAGAAGCACCTTTCCAAGCGTAGCTATGTTGATGAGATCCCTCGGGCTGTCATCTTTTGTAGTCATGCGCTGGAACGATATTGATAGGTTGACTTTCCCTGAGATTGCGGATAGACTCGAAAAGGCAGCGAAACAGAAAGGGTTTATCTAATGCCTGAGTTTGACATTAAAAGGTTTTATGCTTGGCTCAAGTGGCTACGTGATAATCCTCATAATCAGATTAGAGGATCTTATACGGGTGAAGGCAACGACTGTTGCGCCATGGGTGCTTTATATCGGCATACAAAACCATCTGAAGAGTTTCGGGATTTTACTTATTTTGCTGGTGGTGATGCTATTTGCGACATTTTAGGTCTTCCAATTGGCATAGTTATTCGTTGGAGTGACCAAGATATGCTGAGTTTTTCAGAAATTGCCGATAAGCTGGAAGCCATTGCAAAGGAAAAGGGACTTATCTAGTGCAAACCTTCCTTCCCGAGTTTTCTGGGCAAGCCTTCTATACCACTATTGACAAGTCCTTACAGTGTCTAGATGATCGCCGCTTAGGAAAACAACGTGTAGAAGCTTTCCAAATTCTTTGCGCTCTTGGCGATCCTTGGGCGCTAGAAGAGCGTAAGCGTCGCGGACTTCTCAAGCCGCTGGGCTCGGGATGGAAAAATCATCCCGCCGTGCTACAGTGGAAGGGGAAAGAAACCGCGTTAGGCTTGTATATGGGAGCTGCAATAGATGAATGGGTTAAGCGCAAGTTTCAAAATACTATGCGTAAGCGTTCCGTCCGTGGAGAGTATGTAGGTTTTCCGGATTGCTGTCCGCGTTGGTTCTATGACAAAGCCTACCACGATTCCCATAAATCAAATCTTTTGAGAAAAGATCCAGAATTCTATGGCCGATACGGATGGGACGTTCCTTCGGATCTTCCTTATATTTGGCCGAAAGGAGCCTAATGAGCGACTTTGACTCAAACCTTTTCTTTAGGTACCTTGATTTGCTTAGAGAAAATAAAGATAAGCAATACTTTGATGCCTTTAGCAATTTACAAAAGACAAAATTTTGTGCGATGGGCGGTCTTAGGCACTTAGTGACTTCTACGGAAAGTTTTCTTAAGGTTAGGGAGCAATTTTCTTTTGCCGTTCTCTACCCATTAGGTCTTAAACCCGCTCAGATTATTCGTTGGAATGATCGCGATAGGTTGACATTCCTTCAGATTGCGGATAAGCTAGAAGCTATTGCAGTTAAGGAAAAGCTTATTCCGCCCGTAAAATACGTTGTAATTGACTCTAGTTACCCTGCGATCATTGAAGGATCAGGAGCTTTTGAGAACAACGAATTTTATTCTTTCGGAGAAGCGCTAGACTACCTCTCTGATTGGCTAGGTGATTCTTTGGAATTCGCACTTCCAACGAATCATGGACAAAAGAGGCTTTATTTTCTCGGCGATTACGTCGAAATTCGTCGCGTAGAGGGTTGACATTCTGAAGGGCGCGTGGTGGAATAGGTAGACACAAGGGACTTAAAATCCCTCGGCTTCGGCCATGCGGGTTCGATCCCCGCCGCGCCTACCATCCTCAGAAAAAAATTCAGATTTCTTCCTTGCCTTCCTCGGAATTCCACCGATAATACTGGCATGAGCAGCAAGGAAAACACCCTCTCTTGAGAAAACTCTAATGATTGCTCATTGTGAAAAGTGCCACCATGAAGCGCAATGCATCATTCTTCCCGAAGCTTGCGACTGGTGCGGCGCTCCGATGAGGCAAATTGGGAGCTGCTATATGGACGAGACCAAAGAAACGTACCACTTCGTCTATTTTGAAGAGAAGCATCATTTCCATTTAGACCAACCGACGCCGGGATCCTGGAATATCTGCGCGGTCAACCTAAAAAGAAACGAGATCCTATACTGTTTTGATTGTGGAGAATGCTGCCTTGACTTTTCAGATCCCTTCGTCGAGACGTGCCGCGAAAACCTAGAAGAATATCTTAAGACTCTTCAAAGGGTTCTAACCGAAGCGAACGAAAATCCGAAGCTATACACTCCGGATGGAGACTTCGTAGAGCCTTATAAAGAAAGAGGTGCGCCATGAAGTGATTACATAGAAGTACCCGACTGATACCGAGGAATTTTGAGGATTGGCCGGGCACTCTGTTACTTCTCCGAAGTGCTCTACCTTCAGGGTGCCCGGCGTTTATAATATGCAAATCTCACAAACGAGCAACTTGATTCCGTCGCGGCAGGAAGCCGAGAAAGTTTTGCTTCCTATGGCAAATGCCATCCTTCTAGAAATGGTGCTTAAGTTCCCGGAATTTCGGAAGCGGCTTCAGCATGTGACTTTTGAAGTGGACGCAAGATTGAAGTTGACTCTAGGGAAAGCCCTATGGGACACTTGCCACGTCAAGCTGGCGCCTGTGCTGGCCCTAGACGCTAACCTCGCTGGAGGGGCCACAGAGGACACCATACGCCACGAGATCGGCCACCTAGTATGCCCCCGTGCGGAGGGTCACGGAGCCTTGTGGAAGGCTCTAGGGGCCGTCCTAGGCTACTCCGAGAACGCCACGTACTCCGCTGAGGATGTAGGAGTCTCGTGCCGACAGCGGAGGAATGTGCGCCGCCGCTACGTGTATCCTTGTCCGCGTTGCGGAGACAACATCGGATTAAACAGCGCTCAGCAACGCAGAAAAGACGAAGGACTAGAAACTTTTCTCTGCCAATGCGGGCGCAGAATTACGGAAGGCTGGGCTATCGTGAGAACCCTAGAATGAGTAGCGTTTCAATAAACGTACAGGTCTCGGTACACGATTGGGCCGAGCTTACTTCCGACGAAGCGCGCAAGGGTTACTTAGCTGCGCTGCGAAAAGAAGACGACGAGTTTCTAACCGAACTTCTCTTGTTAGCGATGAAAGGTCTCCATGGCTGAAGATATTCTAGATGGTGTCTGCTGCGCCTGTTGTAATCAATACTTTGTAGACGCGCACGGTTACCCTGTTCTTTGCGGAAGCTGCTACGATCCTGATTCCGCAGAATACCCCGAAGCCTCGCATCCTTTGGTCTAAAATGGACGAGCCGAAAACTACTCAAGATCGTATCGCTGTCTTCGTCGCGCAGTACGGAGAAGCGCCCGATCAAATGTCAAGAGATTTCATTCTCTCCAAGTTCGTAGCCGTCATTAATACGGGCTACGTTGCTACGATCCGGGCAGACACCAAACAGCGCGACGAGTTCGTGGAGTGCTTGTTAAATCTCGCCTTTCTCGGAACGCGGCAGAAAGGGCTTGTGGAAGCTCTGAAAGAGCAAGCGGATCTAGCTGCGAAGGCAGCACCCTTGATTGAAAACCCCGCTGCGCCTAGTTTCGAGTTTGAGGCTCAGCAATGGAAGCATCTTCGAGATAAACATATCGAAGGGCTTCAGCGGCTTTTGGAGAAAGTTTCGTGAATCTTCTCGTCGTTTGGTCTAGTGTTCCGGAATCTCTCGGCTTCTTTTTGGTTAAAAACGTCTCTAAAGAGCTTTTAGAGCTTGCCGAAGCCGTGCAAGGCGATTACATAAACGCTTCGGAAAATGAAGCGGCAGACAGAGTAGAAAGTTTCCATAACCAACTTAAGGCACTCGGCCAAAGTATTCAGGATGAGGCCATGGGAGTTATTCGACTCGACGGGCCGACTCTAGTTGTTTCTTGTGGAATTGTTTTGTAGCCTGTTGCCGGCTACGTGTAAAACCCATAACTCCGGTTATGAAAATGGCGGCTTAACCGAGCCCTAATCGGTTCTCGCTGCTAGGCAGCGTGCAAAGTTAACCTAGCGGGCTTGGCCGTTCCAAGCTTGGGAAAAGAGGATGGCGCCTTGATCTGACGGATGCCCGGTTTATAGCGCTTCCCGCGTGAATAAGCGTTAGCTCTTCGGAGCGAGTGCGAGGTAGTTAGCTCAGCGCTTGCTACCTCGCACCTTTCTTATTCCTTTGCGCCGCGCGTGCGGCGCCTCGTTCCGGTCTAAAAATCTCGGAAGGGTGGCTAGGCCGGAACGAGTTTACTGTCTAGATTACAGCTGAGAAAATCATGCTAGAAATTGATTGGAGTAGGGCAGAAGAGATCGTACTTGCGAAGGCGGATGCGCCAAAGCCAAAGACCTATGGCGAGCTAGTGGACTTTATTCAGACGATGACTACTCGTGAACACGAGTACGGAACCGCTGTCTACGCCCTGTCTCTTTGCTCCGTCGCCACGTTTAATTTCTTGGCACACAAGTTAGGTGTTACGGGCTTCCAAGCCTCTTGCGCGGATCTTGATATCCTGTCTCGCATCCGTCAAATTAAGGGACCAATGGCGATTTTGGAGGGAAGCCGTTTACTTTACCCACAGTATTCCAATGAAATTCCCGAGAAGTACGCTAAGAATTGGGCAAAGTGGGCAAAGACTGAAGCTCTTCGTCTTATCTCTGAAAGTGGAGATGATCCTGTGAATAAGGATGTATTAGCTCATTGGGTGAAGCTTGCGCGAGCTAAGCTCCCTGGAGAACGTAAGACAGATGAAGCTGAGCCGCGAATCGCTAACGTAGAAACTTCGGAAGAGGAGAAGAATGGATCCGAGCAAGATTAATACAAAAATTCTCGGCAAGGCCGCCGCCGCCGTGTATGGCGCTCGTCAAAAAGACTACGGCACTCCGCAACAGAATCACCAATTAACTGCGGATCTTCTTAACACATACTTTGGCACTTCCTTTACTAAAGAGGATGTTTGCATAATCAATATCTTGCAAAAACTATCACGCATGAAGTATGGAGAAGTTACGGAGGATGGATGCACAGATATTGCAGGGTACGCGGAAAATCTAGCCATCTGTGCTGAAGTTAAGAAGAACAGTCCTCCAGAGCTTTAAACCCTTATGAAATACCGAACGAAGTACCCTGGAGGGCAAGAGTATTCGACCGAAGATCGTATTAGTGCCCTTCGGGTACTTCGTTTGGTGTTCGGTATGAACGCTGTTCGATCTAATCGCGCGTTGCTTGCAGCAGAAAATCTCGTTGCGAGCGACCCTAAAGGCGTTGCCGAGATCCCTTCGGAGGATGGACGGCATACTATGGAGGTTTCGCATTGACTGAAATAGAAATTAGACAATTAAAGGCATACTTTGAAACCTCGCATGACGCACAGTTGACAGGTTGGCTATATGAACAAAGTTCAAAGGTAGATAGCCGAGGTAACCTGACCAACCGCTCTATTAGTTTCATCGCTAATTTGATATTTTCCAACATTACTAGTGCGTTACGTTTTGAGCGATTCTTAGGAGACCTTCGGCTTTTTCCTGTGCTTCCCTGTTTCGACAATCGCAGAATGGTTTTAACTGACTTTTCTGCCTCGACAGAAACAGAGATCGGCTATCGAGCAGAGTTTCATTTTTCTTAACACGTTTACGATTGGCTTAGCGCCCTCCCTAGGTCGGCCCGCGCTGCCTAGAATAGCTTTGCCGCGTAAACTAGCTGTCTTAGGGTGAGGAGAGCCACCTAATCCAAGCGCGCTAGAAGCTCCGTCCCGCTCGCGCCGAGAGCCCTAAGACAGCGCTTTACAGGTCCGTAGCTCAATAGGTAGAGCAGTAGACTTTTAATCTACGGGTTGCGGGTTCAAGTCCCGCCGGACCTACCATATTCCCTACTCGTTTAGGAGATAACGAGCATGTCCAAACTGACGTTTGAAGACACCGATTGGGGCCAACGGATTTTAGCCGCAAAGAAGCGCGGAAGTTTTACAGCGGAGGATCGCGTAGTCATTGACGATATCAACATTAAGCCGCCAGGAAAATATGTGGATCCCTGTGCGCTTACGTATGACGTAGAATTACTTGAACCCTCTTGCGGGTGTGCTGTATCTGAGTTGTTTGAAAAATGCTTTTTTATTCACTGTGAGCCCGAAGAGTGTTTTGATTCTCGTTTACATTTAATGTGTATGGCAAACTTCCCACGAGCGATCAAATGCAACGATATCGAGGAAGCTGAAAAGCTCTACACGGAACTTCTAAGAATCCGAAATGAGGAATATGCTTAAGAAAAACATCGACAGGCTGAAGGTTTATCTAAAGGAAAAGTACGGAGCTACCTTACTCTCGTTAGTGGCGAAGTCTACTTATCAGGCATTTGGTGATGGGCTTTCGGGTAAGGGGATTCACACAACTACTGTAATTCTCCGCGTATGGTGCGTGGATGTTCACAACAGTAGCGCGCTCAAAGAAGCGGAGCGACTTGTCTTTTCTACCGAAGATTTTAACGATGCGCCGTTTATTCGACAGCACTCTAAGGGCGCTCTAGATGAAAGCTTGGGTCTTTATGTTCTCGAATTGCACTACTTAGTGGAGGTTTTGGCAAGTTGAACGATCTTGAATACTTGGGCAAAAAGTTAACGTGGTCTCCTACGCGGCTGCATTGTATCCATGTTAGCGGGCCGCTTTTAAATTCAGAGTTTATCCCAGGATCCGAAGAATATACAGCGGGGTTAATTCGTAGACTGCTGTTTGAAAACTACGCTATCTACGTAGAGCTTCAGCCTGGAGACGCCACGCGATACGGGCTCATTCTTCACCCTATGCAAGAGGGCTTCATTGTCACTCGCCTTGGAGGGAAGATTGACTGGCCGTTGCTGGTAAACTGGCATGAAGAACTTTCGGACCCTATCACGAGTACGGAGGCTCTTTCCCTCGGTAATCCATGGACTGCAAAAGTTCTTTACTGGTGGCTAGACAATCTCTTGAGGGCCTTTGACTAATGGTTAGACCGCCTAGACTAGATGAAGTGGAAGTGGTCATTTGCTCCGAAGACAGAGAGATTAGCGGACAACTGCGCCAAGTCGCCATTGACCCGATTTCTGGCGTCTTTCTTGTCGCATTCGGAGAGAATGCAAGAGACTTAGAGGGCCGTCTAGCGTTAGTCAATAGCTTGATGCGACTTGATGACGATTCCGTACTCGGAACAACGGTATTCGACGTGCTGCAATCGTTTACTTTCATTCCACTATCCCGCCCTAAGCCGGAGACTATGCGGACTTACGGAGAAGCGTTCCGCAAGGCTATTCTTAAGGCTGTTGAGCGGCACGAAGACATCAACGAGAGCTTACCGGGCTGCGAGGGTTGCATTCTTCGTGGTATCGCCAATGCGCCCACTGAAGGTAAGGCTTACTGTTATATGTTCCGCGAGAAACCTGATTTGGCTGGGGAGTGCCCTCACTACTATGCCTGAAGCTAGAGATTGGTTTGAAGACTTTAAGCTAGAGAACGGTAATTATTGCAACCTTTGTTCAACATGTGAACAACCCTTCTTAGGGCATAAACGCCGTACTGTGTGCCGCTTGTGCCATAACGCGGAAGCTTCAGCGCTGATTGAGCGAATCGAAGCGCTTTACTATAAGGAGCCAAAAGAAAAGGGAATCTCTTTCGGATTGCTTGATGACGTGCTTAAGTTCTTACGGAAATGTGAATGAATCCCGTAAACAAAACACGTCTCGTCAACTTAAGGTTTCGCCTTCACGGCGGAAGACATGAGATAGATTTCTCGCTCCGCGTCGAAGCAATCAACGACGAGACGGCTACGGCTAGAGCGATGCAAATTTGGGACAGCCTTAATGTGAATGAGTGGACCTTGATTAAGGCGTCATCTACACCACGATTGAGGAAGGAATAGCGTGATAGAGTCCGAAATTGTCGAGTATGTTAATACTCTTAAGTATAAGCCCGATCAAAACTTTCAGGCCAGAAGCACTAAAGAAGGTATTACACTCTCTTTAACATCGAAACACCCCTTTACGGGAAAACAGCAAGCAGCTATAGACTATGTTTTAGCATCGGAGATTTCCTCGCTAACGCCTAATCAACTTAGGGAGCGTTTAAGGTGTATGGCATCATCTTGGGAACTCTACGTGATTGAATGCTATTTGCCACTTTATAGGGATGGAGAGTAATACAGTGCCAAGTGAAGCTAAATGCGAACAATGCTTTTACGAGGCTTTCTGCAAGAGTTATGAAAAGCTTACCGGAGAAATTATCAAAGATGGACGCTGAACAGCTCACGGAAGAACTTTTGAAGTTGCGTAGAACTCTGCTTAATCACAATCGCAGACTTGGCTACGTTCGTGCGCCTAAAGAGACTTTAAGACAATTAGTTGAGAAGTTGACTTCAACCGGGCCTATTCTAGATATGAATTATGCCGAAGAGCGTGAGCCGATGCTCTATGATATTCCTGCGGGAAGGTACTTAGGGTTCAACTTTATTTGGAATGACTCGGCGCGCTACCCTTTCGAGCTTCCCTATCCCCTTTTCAAGCCGAGTTTAATTCCTCGGTTGGTTTAAAATGCCTATCCTAAATCGCGCAACCCCGAATCAAGGTAGAGAGCTTTTACTTTTCTGGTGTCCCGGTTGCGACGAGCCGCACGGAGTTTACGGCGGAGTAGCTAACGCAGCGGCGGAACCTACTTGGGCTTGGAATGGGTGCATCGAAGCGCCTACGTTCAGCCCGTCGATTCTTGTTAGGGGCGGACAGGAAAGCGTCTGCCACTCTTACGTGGAGAACGGGAACATTCGTTTTCTCTCGGACTCCTCACACAAATTAGCCGGACAGACTGTTCGGCTTCCTCAATGGGAAGACTAATATGCACACTAAGCTTGCAGATTCACTTTCTCGTCTTGTAAACGCCGTTACTGCGATAGTTTGGCTACTCTTTGCCTACTTTGTAGTTGAAGTTTTAATTCTTCTTATTGCTACGTATCGGATTGCTTAGTACGCACTAGTATAAAGAAGACATGAGAAACGCTTATCAAGTGCTAATCTAGAGTGGGATACGATAACTCTTAGTGGAACTTGACTAGTGACTTCTCCCGCTCCGCCTGTTCCTCCGGCTTTTCCTGTTTACCCTGTTCATAAGGAAAGCTCTATCACTAAGCAATCTAACATTCAGTTAGGCTTAGTGATTATCTTAATTTCTCTTGCCTTTTGGGTAGGCAGCATTGTTGAGCAAAATAAGTCCGCAGTTAATACGCTAGATATTACTACTACGGCAAGAATGGAAGCCTTAGATACTCGGTTGGATCTTCTCACCAGTACGGTAGAAATTTTAGCAGACACGCTTAAAGAAACAACTAAAGCGATTAACTCGGGCTTAGAAGCTGCTGCTGAGGACAGATGGAAGAAAAGAACGATGGCAGTTTACATGAAAGAGGTTGGGCGCCGTAATTCGGGGCTTGATCTACCCGATGTAGAGGACTTCTAACTTTGATTTTATTTTTAAAGTCACTTACAAACTCATACCGCGTAGAAAATAATTATCTTCAGCCGCACAAATATAGTATCGCCGTCGATTTCGATGGAGTGCTGGCCGAATGGACGCCCTACCGTGGCGCTCATATCATCGACGGAGAGCCGCTACCTAATGCGCTAGTTTGGCTTTTCTTGATGGTGCAAAAGTTCGATGTGCATATTCACTCGACTAGGTGTAGGACATGGCGAGGGCGCTTAGCGATTGCTAGATGGCTTCTTAAGCACGCAACTCCGGCGATGCTGAATCCCTACAATCTCGCACGAATTGAGAAAGGTAAGAAGCCTTGGCGCAGCATTGCGGAAGTGTGTATCACAAAGCACAAGCCGCCCGCGTTGGTCTACATTGATGATCGCGCGTATCGCTATGGAGGGCTCTTTAAGCTGCCCACTGCGAAGGAAATTCATCGGGACTTGCGGCCTTGGTGGCAGCTTAAAGACTATATTATCGGGGTTCCCACAATAGCTAGAAGAGTGGATTGTTCTAAGGCTAATCCGGCACAAGAGCCCAATAAAACAAACCTTAGCTATATACAGGAAACTTCCTGCGGCGTTAGTCCGGAAGAGTGGAAACGAAGCCGAGAAATGTTCCACCAGGGACCGCCAGCGTTTGCGTTTGAAGGCTTTCCGAAGATGGACGAGTTAGACTCGCTTATTTCTTCTCAGGAACGTGAGACACTTCGGTTTGAAATTCCCTACGAGGTGTTTCTTCGTGCCCACGAACATTTCAAGTGTCCCGCTCAGCTAGAGCTTGATGAGTTAAGCGAGCGGGAGGATTTAGATATCATTGTGAATGAGGACTAGTGTATACGCTTCAAAACTCATTCACCATGTATGGTCATCCTCGCTTCCCTAAGAATGCGCTTCCGCCGTGCTTAGAGGATCAATTTCTTAAAGCGTTTAAGGGACAGAAAGAAGGCGAATCCGATCTTGATATGGTGGAGCGTTCACTAGGTATCCTCAATTCTTTCTTTACCTATGATACGGACTACTGGAGTTCGTTAGGTCACTTCGATTTTACAAAGGGGTAATAATGGCAGCGGTGTTTGCAGTTGCACCAAATGATCCGGAATATGAAGACGATACTTCGGGGCGTATCCGCATTGGGTACGTCTCAAAGGAGAATCAACAGGATCTAATCAACGAGATTCTACGCGCGCAGATTGCGGGTGAGGATAACTCTCATGTAGTGGTGGATCCGTAATGGTATTCGGAATGCGGAAAGAAATTCCCCACGTTAATCCTACGTTGGAAACTTCGCCCTTGCTTGGCAGGGGCGTTTTCATTGGTAAGCCGCCCAACATTCCAGCTAGAATTTCTGGCGTCGCTCAATATGAAACCGGATCGCGGTTGGTTCAAGTTTCGTGGTGGGACGAGGGGAGAAGGCGCGAAGAATGGTTCGCATTACATGAAGTTTTTCTAACTCAAGAGGTGGAGATAGATGAAAGAGAGTGATTTTCAGCGAAAGCTGATTGCATACTTTAAGGATATCGGAGCCTTCTACTTTAACGCGCACGGCCACGCTATGCAAAAGGCAGGCATGCCGGATCTTTACGTGGCTTCTAAGTTGTTTGAAGGCTGGTTAGAGTTGAAGGTAAATCGTGGCAAACCGACTCCTCTCCAAGTTTCTACGATGCGAGACTTGCGTAGAAGCAATGTTCCTACGTTCATCGTTCGCTTTGACGATAAGACGCGCGCGGTTTCCATTGAAGACCTTGACGGTAAGCCTTTTATGGTACGTGACCTGGATAACTTCCAACATATGACGAAAGATCTTGCTCGCTGTTGCGATCGTTTGGGGATTAAGGCTACGCGACAGGAAAGTTAATTCGTGCGTCTAGAAAAGTGCCATATGCAGAATCGGCTTAGTGACGGGTACCGATACGGGCTCTCAGGGGCTAACTTCCGGGACTATTGAGAGATTGACCGATAGGGGCCGAATTCGGTACCCTAGGCGGGTTCACTGAGGATTACGCGCTAATAGGCTAAGCGCAATATCAGGGACGTAGAGGGTGTTTCACGCATAATAGTCCCGAAGGTTGGCACGGAAAGGGGTAGGGAGGGTGCCCGCGACTCGGCCAGTTGTGCATATGGCACTTTTGCAAAAGCGAGGATTTAGACATGGCGGATCGTCGCAGTCTCCTTACGGATGAAGAACTTGCATTGAGGAGAAAACGGAACAAAGCGCGCCGAGCAAATCAGAAAGCCCCGAAGCGCCCTTGCATTCTGTGTGCGAACGCTTTCACGAGAGAAGGTCTCTGCAACAGATGCTCCCGCGTCAAACCTTCTGCGAAGTTTTCGTACAAGCTTTTAGTTAGCGGTTGGGATGAGTTTTGCGCGAGGATCGAGAAGAAAAAGCAACAGGGAGACGGTAAGTTTTCACAGAGTAAACAGTCTCGCAACGAGACAAAGCTTATGTGTGAAGCGAACTTTGCCGCGCCGACTGTTCTTGAGGTCTCGTCACCCTCTACGCTCAAAGGGTCATATTCAGTTGATCTTTTGGGACAATTAGAGCGCAGAGTGTTGGAGTGGAAAGAGTTTCTTAAAGCGAAGAGTTAAGCGCTGTCCCTTGCTAATGACCGTGCGATGACGTTTGGAAATTGGGAAGTCCCACCGGATCATTTACGCTGCGAGCAGACGGCTAGAGGTACGGGCAAACGTTGTAAGAGGATGAGACACACTGCGGACGGCGCGCGGTTTTGTGTCTTTCATGGCGGCCGTAGACGTTGTGGAAAGTACCGTACCAAGATGCGTAATCGTTATTCAGCCTTCGGCGGACCGCAGTTAAATAAGCTCTTAGAAGCTACTGCGGGAGAAAACGAATCGCCGGACAAGATTCTAGATGTCACGGATGAAGTGCATTTAGCAAGAACCACCGCGCTCACCGCCGTCGCACTCTACGAAGCGTCGCTTTCTGATGAAGCTGGAGCGCAAGCGAAACTTCTAGCAATTCACGCCGTAAAGAGTGCTGTTGAATTCGTGACAGCAACCGCAGAGAAGTCGGCAAAGATTCTTTCCGCGTTACCTTCAATCTATGACGCGCAGATCGCGGACCATTTCGTGCGAAACATTCAGGCTATTCTAGAAGAGGAGCTTGATGAAGAAACTTTCGGGAGGATCGTTCGTCGCATGAAGACTATTCAATTGCCGCATCGTGACAACTCAAGAGCGCCGCTTGACGCTCAAGCCATTGCAGATGAACTTTCGAGGATGAAAGAAATTGCCTAATCCAATTAGCCCAACTCCTTATACTCAAATGTTTACCACTGATGACGCTGTTTATCAGAAGGTAACGCAGGCTCCGCCGAATGGGCAGCGAGTGATTGTTTACATTGAGAACATTACTCAAAATGCGGCGGCAGTCTGCCAATACGTTGTTAAAGAAGCTGGAAGCGTTGCACCTATTGGCGATGGTGAAGTTTTGCTTTCGTGTTGGAACACGGCTGCTAACTTTGTGAATGGTAAAGTTAACGCAGTGATTGAAACAGACGGAGAGATTTGGGTTAAGCGAACTGGCGCGACGAATGCCAAGCTTGCGGTTAGGAGTATTCCGCGATGAGCACGGATGACGGTTTTTACTACGATGAGCCACAATTAAGCCGAGCTGAGCGTAGGAAACTTTTAAAGTTGGCTAAGCGCGCGAAAGTTTCTAAGGGAACAATTGAAGTTTATCTTGACGAAAAACCTAACCCTTATGCGGACGCTCCGAAGAACGTTAGGGAATTGCTTGAACGGGAAAAAGAAGCCGATCTTGCTCGTGAAAATCTCAGGGAAGGTAACCCGAAACACCGTTACGTTAGGCAAGGAACATCTGCCAAAGTGCAATGGTGGCGGCAAGCGTCGAGCCATATAAAGCAAAAGCGCGGAGGAAATAAAATGTCCCGCCGTGCAATGCGTAAACAAACGCGATTACTCGCAGGAAAGGTTTAATATGTTTCGTGTTCTGGTTTCAATGGCGCTGCTATTAGCACTATTTTTCGTTACGGGTTGTGCATTTCTTGAAGACGCAAACAGCGCAGGAGATACGCGAGAACTCGCACAAAATATGATGGTGGCGGACGGAATTGATCCGCTTACCGCTCCGCGCGAAGTTTGGGATAGCTATATCGAGAAGGCAATCAAAGAGAAGCAAACGGACACTCTTTGGTTAGGTCTTGAGTACGCGCTTTACTTTCTTCTCGGTAAGGTCGGCGTAACTATTGCGACGACTTCGCGTGGAAAGGAAAACGTAGCTAATATCCTAAGCCCGCGAGTACCTATGAAAACGAAGGCGGCTTCTCTTGCTGCATTGACTTTTGGTTCGCGCACTCCTGGCCATGCATCGGTGGATGAGCGAATCGAAGAGATCAAGTATGTCCGTACTACAGGAAGGGCGAGCGAGGTACTTAAGCCAATTGCTGCTGTAAAAGGAAAATTAATTGATCCTTTTGAGGATCTTGAGGCTAAGGCAGCAAGTTAAATGAGCATGGCGGCTCAAGAGGACATAGAAACCGCGTTAAAGAAGCACGAAGGGTTGATTTACAAAACTCTTCGTATTCACTTCCCGCGTTGTTTCTATGGTGCTGAGTTTGAAGACTATGTTTCTATGGGCCGAGTAGGCTTATGGAAAGCTCTTCAAACTTGGGACGAGAACGCGGAAGCGTCCTTTTCCTCTTGGGCCATCATTCAGATTAGGGGAGCAATTGTTACCGGGCTACGTCCTTACGGACACTCAGCGCGCAAACATTTAAAGGGTCGCTGGAATCACAGTTGTATATCTGACTGTATGCCTGAAGACTCTGAATCGAATCCGTATGATTTAGGGTTCGGTGGAGTAACTTACGATGAAGCGTATGATGAGAAGGATAGGAAACTCAAACTTCTAGAACAGTTCCTATCGGCGTTCTCTCCGCGAGATCGTACTATCTTACTTGAACACGCGGCGGGTAAATCATTTAAGAAGATCGCTAAGCATCTTCCTATCTCAAGTCCGCGCGTAGCTCAAATCTATCAGGATGCAATGCGCTTACTTCGCGCAAGAGCCAAGCAAAAACGAGAGGAACTCTAATGCCAGAATCAGTTAAAGTAGAGCTGCGCGTATTAGACGAAGATCGAGTAAATCATCTAGTGCGCTGGGCGAAAGGATATCTTGACGGCCCACAGAGGGAACAACTCGTCGCCCTTGTTTCTGGCCGAGAGGGAACGGACTTCTTTTGGGTGGAAGATGGTTCACTTGCAGTTTGGAAAGATGGTGAGTTAGAGAAAGCTCCTTTAAAGCCCTAAGTCATGCCGCTTTCTTCGCGCTGGTACGAGCTAACTAGGAAGTGCGACGGACAACTCCGCATGATGGCGGATGAGTCCCGCTTTTCCCTGTGTCATTCTCCGCGACGCTCCGGAAAAACGGAAGGGTGGAAGAGAAAGTTAGTCAAGCGCGCGCACAAGTTTAAGAATAGGAAATGGAGAGGTAGGTTCGCATTTTTAGCGCCGACACATAAACAGGCAATGTCTATCGCCTGGAATGATTTAATCGCGTTAACAGATGGCTTGACAGGAAGAGAAAAACCGAACAAGTCTGAACAAAGAATTCCTCTTTGGAATGCAGACATTTTCGTTGCAGGCATGGATAAGCCTGAGAGAATCGAAGGGCAGCCGTTAGACGGCGCGGTATGCGACGAGTACGGCAACATGAAGAAAGAAGCTTGGCCGTTACATATTCGGCCCTGTCTTTCTACTCCAGGGCGCTTAGGTTGGGGAGCGTTTATCGGAGTGCCCGAAGGTCGAAACCACTACTACGAAAAGAAACTTCAATACGAAGAGTTAGGCCGTCCGGTTTACTGGTGGGACGCGACGGAAGTTCTCGATTTGGAAGAGATCGAGGAAGCCCGTAAAGAGCTTTCGGAGCTAGAGTTTAAGCAAGAGTACGGCGGAGAGTTTGTAGCTTACGGCGGACTTGCTTACTACGAATACAGAGAAGCCTTGCACAAAGTTCCTTGCAAGCATTTGTATAACCCTCTCGCAGAATTGAACCTCTGTTTAGACTTCAACATCGCTCCCGGTGTCGCTGCTTTGATTCAGGTAATGGATCGAGACGAGCTAGGACTACCGAAGGAACAGTATTCCAAAGAGCTTGACGCGATCATCGGAGAGGTTTGGATTCCTAAAAACAGCACTACGCCCTCCGTTATGCGTAAAGTGTTTCACGACTGGATAAATCAAATTGGTCTACTGCGCTTGTTTGGTGACGCAACGGGCGGTGCTGGCGGAACAGCAAAAGTTGCGGGCAGTGATTGGGAAATCATTGAATCCATGTGTAATATGAAGGGCATTAACTTTGAGAACTGCGTACTCTCGGAAAACCCAAGAGAGAGGCAGCGAATCAATTGTTTTAATTCCCGTTTGAAAACCTCGGATGGCTTAGTTCATACAATTATTGATCCGAGTTGTAAATTCGTCGTGCTAGATATTGAGGGAACCAAGACGCTTGAAGGTGGCGCGGGTGAACTCGATAAAAAGAGTGACAAGAACCGAACCCATATGACGGATGCAATCGGGTACTACTATTGGGCGGAGCATCGCGCCGACGAAACCATTACATCCGTTTCTAATATCTGAGATATTCAAATGACGACTACGCTAGCGAAAGTTTTCAAGGGCGCAAAGATCCAGTTATTTATTGCTGGCGAGGCTGTTGATGTCCTTGATGCTTCTAAGCCTTTCTTCAAGCCTTACAACGTTCCGAAGACGGATACATACGAAGGCGGGACCATTGATATTTCTTGGTTCGCTCCATACTTGACTGTCTATAACTGCGCGATGGAAACTCCGCAGGAAGAGATCGGAATTCCTGTAGTGGCGCGACTCATTAAGGTTGAGGAAAATAACCCTGATGAGTTTGAGTTAGACCGCTGGCGCGACTATTCAATTAAGCAGCCTTCGCTTGAATGGTTGCAGATGGTCTTTACAACTTTCTTTGAGGAAGGTGAGCAAGGCTTAGCGCTAGATCATAAGCGGACGATTGACTTCGCAAAGGCTTACTTAGAAAATGGCCCTCCGTCCTATCAATTCCCTCTGTATGATGACTACTTTAGCAAGCCGCACTTTCCGCTCCCCAACGTTGCAAAAACAAACTCTTCCGGCTCACTGCGTATGGTGACTGCGCGGGATGAAGACTACGTGACGTTATACATGCGTGCGAAGGAAGCGACGCACAATCTCAGCGTAGAAAAGCCTACGGCAAGCTCCGAGTATGTTAAGAATTACCTTAAGCAAGGTCACGACTACATTTCATTTGAGTGCTTGCGCGGACAACATGCTTTCTACCGTGAGCAAAATTACCGTTTGTGGAACGCCGTAACGGATCCCGGCATTCCTTACGGTGGATACGGCGCTTCACGTGGCGGCTTCCATAATCTCTTTGATATTCCTAAGCCGAAGAGTGATTGCCTGCTTAAGGAGAAGCAAGAGTACGAAGATCAAAAGGCCATCGTTGAGGAATTCTCCCACGAGTGCCCTGAGATTTCTTGGAACGGCAATGGGTACGGAGTTTGTGACCCTCAGCACTTAGCGCTAGACCGTTCGGTTACTTTCGCAATTCTCGCTCGCTGTCAACCGGCGGCCATGTCGGCAATCTGTGGCTTTGAAGCGATTATGAAAGTAATGAAGCGCGAGAAGTTCGCCGGTATGCGCGCATACGGTCATGCGCTGCGCTGCGCTGCTGTTATTGTGGGCGCGTTGAACGACTTTGAAATCTACAAAGAAGATGTTAACCGCATCTTGAATGTTCATATTCCGTCCCTTCTCACGGAAATGGAGAAGAGGAATCGCGTTCCCGATGCAAGTAATATGTATCGCTACGTCATTCCGGGTTGCGATCATGGAGGCGCAACAGATGGCGGGCACTTAGACCGTAATGATATGCAAAGTTATTACGATCTATTAGACATTCATCCGAGCTTGCATTCTCTGGCCGCGCAGTCGTGCTCTAACTGGATGGTTCAAATCTGCATCATTGGATGCGATGCCGTGCTTTCACTTATTCCCGAACACCTGTTGAGTGAAACCACTAGAAAGCGGACGATGGTTCAACTTCGCATCTGTGGAGAATTCTCACTTGGTCCGTGTACCGGAAAGGCTTTCAACGTTCACACTGGAAAGGTTGAGTATCCCGCTAAAGGCGTTTGGGATGAGATCGCTCCGGTAGATGATCCTGAGCTTCCTTATGTCGGCGTGCCCTGTGCCGAAGATGGAGGAAAGAACTTCAATACTGGCGTTGCTGCGCGTTGGGGAACTATCGGATATGAAATCCTCAGTCGCCGTATGCCTTTCGCTAAGGATCGAAAGAAAGCGCTTGAGATTGCGGACATTCTCCACGCGCGCACGAACGGTTGGTACAACGCCAAGCAAAGTTACAGGTACAACGCAGATTCTTACTTACACGGCGCCCGTTTAGGCTATGTCAACTAAGGTTTAACCGATGCCTGTTAACACAAACAGCTTAGCCCGTGATCGCATGGGCGATTTCTGGAAGTACGTTGACCCGCTGTTGGGCGGTACTCCAGCTATGCGAGCGCTAACTACGCAAGCTCTTCCGAAAGAAGAGGGTGAAGAATCCCCCGCGTATAACGCGCGCCTGAAGCGGTCTTGGCTATTTAATGCTTACAGAGACACGGTAAGAAAGCTAACGTCTCGTCCTTTTTCCAAGCCGGTAACGGTAACAGGAGAAGATCTAGACGAACGTATCGAAATGATGCGTAAAAACATAGACAGGCGCGGAACGAAGTTGACTACGTATCTTGCGCGACAGTTCTTCCATGCGGGCGCGTATGGAATTGGCTTCGGGTTTTGCGATATGCCGAAGCAGGCGAAAGATGAAAAGGGCAACCCCATTAACCTTTCCGTCGCGGATACGCGAAAAGGGGTTAACGGACCATACTTCACATTTATTCATCCGAGAGATTTTATCGGAGTTGAGTTTACGGAAGATGTTTTCGGCACGGTTCACCTTAAGACCGCTCGCTGGTGGGAGTCGTCGATTAGCACAGACAACTTTACGCAAAAGGAAGTAAAGAAAGTCCGTGTTATCTACGCGCCTGAGTTAGATAATCGCGGTAACTACTCCGGTGAGGGGAAATGGGAGCTTTGGGCGCCTACTGGCGATGGTGGTAAAGAAGATTCAAAGTATGAGATTGAGGCTTACGGTACGCATCAATATCCGGGAATTCCTCTTGAACCGCTGTATACAGGTGAGTGCGGACATTTTGAGGCTGAGCCGCCATTAATGGATTTGGCTTACCTTAATTGGGCGCATTGGCAGAGTGACAGCGACCAAAGAAACATTACTCACTTTATTCGTCTAGCTATTCTTTTTGGTAGCGGATTTGATAAGAAGACCATTCAAACCGGAATCACAGTAGCTACGAACGTTTCAACGCTAACGAGTAATGATAAAGCAAATCTTAAGTTCGTTGAGCATTCCGGTAAAGGAATTGAGGCAGGCGCAAAGGATCTAGCCTCTCTAGAAGAGAAGATGTTAGTTCACGGAATGGCGCCATATGTTACCGATGTCGGAAACATTACGGCAACGGGCCGCGCGATTGATGAAGCTAACTCACTTTCTTCAGTTCAGCAGTGGTGCCGGAATACGGAAGATTTTGCAAAGCGCATGTTTGGTCATGCTGCTAAGTGGCTAGACATTGAACTTCCGGATGATTTTTCCGTTCAGCTTCAGGCTATGCAAGGTCTTGGGCTTGGCAAGTCTGAAGATTACCAAGCCCTCATCGCCATTCGTTCTCTGCGCCTTATCACTAAGGAAGTCTTCTTAGAAGAGGTTCAGCGTCGCGGTCTTCTTAATGAAGACATTGATATTGAAGCGATGTTGGCTGAGTTAGATTCCGAAGCTCCGGTAGATATTGAAAGCTAATCATGCCTGAGTTAACAGCTAATGAAAAGCTGTTAGATTTGGCTTTTGAAGAGTCCTTTAGAAGAGATCGCCTAACCGCTACACAAGCGCGAAAGGTGGATAAGCTTCTAAGGAATCTGAAGCTAGATTTACAAAGGCAACTTTCCGCGTTTCCGGAAGGCACTAGAGATACGCACTCTACCGCACGCGCGCGCGAACAGTTAGCCGCTATCAACCGTTTGATTGATAAGGGGATAGACAAGCTCGATCTAGAAAAAGACTTGATCGCGCTTGGAAATGACCAAGCTAAGCAAGCTGCAAGCGCACTGAAATCGGCCACGCCGTTTTCATATGACTTCGTCACGCCAGCTAAGGCAACGGTTAGAACGCTAGTCACGCGAAGAATGTTTCGCGGCAGACTGCTAAATGATTGGGTCACGTCGTTAAAGCGTGGAACGAAAACCCGTGTTTATGAGCAAATGAATATTGGTTTGGCATTGGGTGAAGATATTCCCAAGCTTGCTAAACGAATCAGTTTTGCGGTAGATACGACGCGGCATCATGCAAAAACGATTGTTCGTACCGCCGCTACACAAGTTGCCGCAGACTCGACGGAAGAGACGTTAAAAGAAAACTCAGACATCATTAAAGGCTATATGTATGTAGCCACTCTTGATGATAGGGTTACCGAACGTTGCTTATCTCTTGATGGTAACGTGTATGAGTTAGGAAAGGGGCCACGTCCGCCGCAACATCATAATTGCCGCTCGGTCATTGTTCCTGTGCTGAAAAGCTGGGAAGAATTGGGCTTTAACCTTAAGAAGAATGTTGCAGAAATGGCTTCTACTAGAGCAAGTCTTGATGGTGCGATTCCCGAAAAGACGAACGGTTGGGATTGGCTTAAGAAGCAACCCGCTAACCGACAGGATAAGATTTTGGGAGCTACAAAGGGCCTACAACTCCGTAAAGGCTTACTGAAGAAACCTAGTGACGCGGTAATCCCTTTATAAAGCCCTTAACTTAATGCGTTTGCGTACTAATCTCTTGATTGGGTAGGCATAACTAGAATACTAAGAAGTACGGAATTTCTACATGGTTCTTAAGGCAGAGTTAGACGAAAAGGGTTTTAACGCACTTCCCGAAGCGGATAAAGCGCATTACGCTAAGCGTGACGGCGTTTATCGAGTAGACATTGAAGGCGTGAACGGCTGGGAGTTAGATAACGTCGTTAGTCTTCGTAATGCAATTTCTACGGAACGCACTCGGCGACAAGATGCGGAAGCGCTGTATCAGCAAATCCCAGAAAGTCTTCGCAAGGATCCTCAAGCGGCTATTTCAGCGCTTGAAAGGATTACGAAGGGAAAATTCAAGGATGAGGATGAGCGTAAAGCGGCTATTGATGCCGCTCTTAAGCCGCACCTTGACAAATTCACTTCGGATCTTGAGTCAAAGGATAAGATTCTTAAGCAGCGCGAAGCTCAGCTAGTCAAGACTCTTGGCGCGGATCGCTTGCGTATGGCGTTGCTCGCTAATGGTCTTGAGGCCGGTAAGGAAGTTCTCGCTATCCCTTCCCTCTTAGAAAACCTTGAGCCGGTTATCGCAGAGGGCAAGGACGTAGATATTCGGGTCATTGACCCTGCAACGAAGCAACCGCGAATTACTCAAGTCAAGGGCCAGACTGGCGAAATGACTATTGATGAGTTCGCAGGTACGGTAAAGCTCAACCCAATCTACTCGGGTCTCTTCGCTGAAAAGACCCGCCAAGGTTCCGGGTCGAGTGATTCTCGTTCTTCGCATTCCGGCGGTGGTGGCGGAAAGGGAGCGGGAACTACACAGGATCCGTTAGTTATTCCCGCGTCTAACAAGGAAATGATTAACGCGAACTTTGAGAAGATTTCAAAGGGTGAAGCTATTGTAGACTTTGAAACCTAATCAAAGTTCGGCAGTTCAATAGTAAGTTATAGAAGGGGCGGGAAGCCCTTGTTAAGCGGGATGCTTAACGAAATATAGTAAGGGTTTCTTTTCTCTCTCTTTAACTGATTGGACAAACAAATGGGAAATGTCTTAGATGCCCATATCCCGCGAGTTCTCGCGGCGGGCCTCGCTACCTTCCGCTCGGCTTGCGTTATGCCGGGTTTGGTTAACTCCGATTACTCGGAAGATGCCGCAGAGAAGGGCGATGTAATTCGCGTGGCAAAGTCTGTGAAGCGTGGAACTTCTGCGGTAACGCCTAGCAATGTCTATCCCGCGCTCAATGACACTGAGGATGCGTACGTCGATATTAAACTCGACTATTGGCAGAAGAGTGACCCTTTCCATGTCACGGATAAGGACACTAAGAAGATGGACAAGAACAAGAATTTCATTCCGATGGCAGTTCACGAGAGCGCCCGCGCACTCGCTGAGTATGTCAACGAAAGGATTCTTGAAGCTGCGTACATCGCTAGTCCGCATTTCACGGGCACGGCTTCGGCGGTTCCTTTTGCTTCCGGTATCGGGGATGCTACGGCACTCCGTAAGATGATGCAAAAACTCCGTATGCCGAAGAGTGGCCGCGTCGCTGTTATGGATCCGGACGCAATGGCAAACGCGCTTACTCAGCCGCAGTTTTCCAGTCTTGAAACGACTGGCGACTCTGCGGTTAAGATCGAAGGCGAGTTAGGCCGAAAGTTCGGAATCAACTGGTATGAGGACCAACAGGTTCCGACGCACACGAAGGGCACCGCGTCGGGTACTTTAGTTGCCGCTAACGCCGCTGCTGGTGCTACCACTGTTGCGACGGATACCGGTACAGGTACCTTTAAGAAGGGTGATATTATCGTTTTTGAGAACGATACTACTACCTATGTTGTTTTGGCGGATGTTGCCAACGTTGGTGCCGGTTCGCTTTCTGTCTATCCCGCGCTTCAGGCTCCGGTTTCGGATGGTGATACGATTCTTTTCGCTACCAACTTTGGTACTAGCGTTCAGAATCTTGGTTTCGTGCGTGAGTCTATCGCGTTTGCAACCCGTAGTCTTGCCGATGAGGACATTGACAAGAACTTAGGTTCGCGCATTATGACCATGCAGGATCCGGACACGGGTTTAGTGCTTCGCCTTGAAGTTTACCGCCCGTACAAGACCACTGTTTGGGAGTTTGACGTTCTCTTTGGTACGGAAGCTGTCCGTCCGGAGGGAATCGTTCGACATCTTGGACAGGCGGCCTAATCGGTAAGATAGGGAGTGGAGAGCTTGAATAGTCTCCACTCCCTATCTTGTTTCTAACTTACACGAATACTAAGAAGGAAAATCAATGTCGGCGCACAAACCCACTGTAGAAGTTTTCATGGATGGTCCGGGTACTATCCGAATCTATGCAAACGAGCTTGAGTCGCACTTAGCACGCGGCTATAGGCTCGTTGAGGGTAGTGAGCAACCCGCAGTAGACGGCACCACTGTTCAGCAGATGAAAGAAGAACAGGAGAAGCAAGCACAGGCAGAAAAGGAAGCGCTTGCACAACAGAAGGCCGCTGCTGAGAAGGCCGCTGCTGAGAAGGCCGCTGCTGAGAAGGCCGCTGCTGAGAAGGCCGCTGCTGCTAAGAAGAGCTAATCATCATGTCATTCATCGTAGAAGATGGCGTACATCCTCTAGATGATAAGAATGCAAACGCCTATTGTACCAAGGAATTTGCTAACGCTTATCACGAAGATTTCGGCGATCCGGCAGCTTGGTCGGGCGCGGATGATTCGGATAAAGAAGCCGCTATCCGAACGGCTACGCGATACTTAGACGCGACTTATACTAATCGTTGGGTTGCGGAAAAAGTTTCGCGCCGACAGTCCTTGTCTTGGCCGCGCTACTACGATGGATACATTAATGATGAGCTTTTCTATGCGGATGAGATTCCGCTAGCTATCAAACAGGCTACGGCAATACTGGCGCTAAATCATATTAACGGTGAAGCGCTTTTCCCTGTGAAAACGACGGATGACACTTTGGAAGAAAAGTTAATCAAGGTGTCGGATATCACCATTGCAAAGAAGTTTTCTGGTGGTGGAGCGCCAGTATTGCCGGAGTTCCCCTTAATTGATGCGCTGTTGACAAAACTCTTAAAATCCGCTTCAAGGGTTACTAGGCGGTAATATGACTGCGGTAGATGATGAAGCGCTCGCGGCTATCAATGAAGCAATGGCGGAAGTTGGAATTTCGGCTACGTATATTCCCTTAGTGGATAACTATACGGTAGCAGATGGCGACAATGACCAAGCCGCTGCCGTTCCCGTCGAAATCGTCATTACTCCACCGTCTGCCTATAAACAATTCTTCGTTGATGGCGACACAGTTCGCGCCGAAGACCTTAAGACAATCACAAGAACAGAAATTAAAACCGGCGGAAGGATTAACGATTGGGTGATTGTTAGTGTGTCTCCCATCATTTCCGGCGAACTTACCGTAGGATATAAAGCTCAGCTCCGTGGCTAAACTCTTTTTAAACGGCTCGTTTGATGTCTTTGAGAAAGAGGTAACGGAGCTTGTTTTTAGGTTACCGCGAGAGCTAATAGATAAATTAGTTCGCGTACTGGTACTTAAAGCTGTTCAAAAAATCGTCTTCAAAATGCCTGTAGATACGGGCCGTGCCCGTGGCGGTGTTCAGGTCTCTATCGGAAGGCCGGGACCGAAAATTCCGGATAGCCGAGTGCCGTTAGATCCAGGCGGATTAAATGCACTCACTGAAGCGCAGTCAAAGCTTATCGGTCTTCCCGAGTTTCCACTAGTAATCGTAGAGGATAACGTTTCTTACGTTATTTACCTGGAACAAGGCTCATCGTCACAAGCTCCCGAAGGAATGTTTAGAGCTTCGTTTAACGAATTGGTCTTAGAAGTTTCCACCTTAGCCGCTGCGCTAGAAAGTTAATCGCATGGCCGATAAAAGTGCTTGGTTCCGCACAAAGTCCTTAGAGCATGTTTTCCTTAACGCGGATATTCCGCTAATTGGAGACGCTTCAGGGCTCTTAGCGTCGGCGGCTGCTGGAAACCTTTATGCAACGTTGCATACTGCGGCTCCCGCTTCCGACGATCAAACTTCCAATGAAGCTACGTACACCGGATATGCTCGATTAGCTATCCCTAGAGACGGAACTAATTGGGAGGTTACTGCCAACGAAGCAAAGAACTTACTAGAAAAGCTTTTTCCCACAAAAACAAATCCGGGAACGCAAACAATTACGCATGTTTCTGTAGGTGTAGCGTCCACTGGTGCGGGAAAGATTCTCTACTCGAAAGCCCTGTCTGTTTCCTTAGTAGTGGCACAAAATGTCGCTCCAGTAATTGCCGCTGAAGATATGACGTTTACTGAAACGTAAAGATGGTAACAAGCCTTGTTCCGGACGCAGACCTTCCTACTCAAAATTGGTTAGGTCAACCAACAGTAGTGCCCGGTAGACCGTATTTTGGGCATATTGATGATACTGTAGACGCCGCGAACGATGACACAAACTATCTGTATACAGGAAGTTATTTAACCGCCACTCAAGCTATTTTCACTCTGATTAACCTCCCGTCGATTCTTTCGCCAAGCACGACGGAATTACACTCAATCAGGGTTAGATATAAGAAGAGTGGCGCAGGAAACGGCCCACAAAATTTTCGTGTGCGTCTTGAAGATGTCGGAACTAACGCAGTAATCAAGAACGCAATTTTCACGGAACCGGCGACAGATGATTACGTAACGTATGAGATTCCCTTAACTCCGGCTGAAGTCGACTCAATCCCGAGTTATAATAATCTTCGTGTACGTTTAATTGCTCCGACGGTAGGCACAGGATTAGCAACAGAGTTCCGCGTAACTGCTGTAGAGTTTACGCTTCCTGAGCCCGGAGAATTCCCCATTGGGGCTTTCGGGGGGGAATCAGAAATGGGCATTACCCTTTCTGGGCGGGCCTTTCTTCCGGTAGAGTTCTTAGGAAGTTCCGCGTTCGCTGTTGCGCTGGGCGGAAGAGGAAGTTTAGTCCTAAGCTTTTTAGGTCAAACGGAATTTCTTTCTCCTCTTCTTGGGCGAGGGCGTCTCGGCTCTCTCGCGGTCACAGGCGAAACTACCCTCGCTATGGCCCTTCTCGGGCGCGGGAGCATGGCCCTAGCGGCCACCGGCTCCACCACCCTTGCCGTGAGCCTTCTAGGCCGTGGAGCCCTCTCAGCGGCCTTCCAGGGCTCCACGGCGCTTACTGCCATTTTGGCAGGTAGGGGCTTCCTTTTAATTTCCTACACAGGAGAAACTATTTTCTCGGTTTCTCTTTCAGGAAATGGCGTAGTTCCTGAAGAAAAGGGCTGGATAGAAGCGCTAACATCCAAACTTCGTGTGCTTGTGGATTCAGCGCTTACCATTCCTATTAAGTTTCCCAATGGCCCAAGAATAGCGCAATCTGCTACGTTCGCATCCGTCTCCGTCGCAATCGTTAGGTCAAAGATCGTTTCTAGTTCGTCGGCAAGAATTGTAGGACTCTTGCAAGTTACGATTTCTACTTTAGCCGGGAGAGGAGACAAAACAGTTTGGGATCAAATAGAACTGTTGCGCGAGAATTTGACAGGCCATAAAGAGGAAACCTTGCGGTTAGGTTCTTTAAATATCGGGGCTAGACTACGCCTAGGCTCACGGTATTCGGTTACTGTTGGCTTTCCTTTTGAGTCAAAGAATGGCTACGTTTTCTGAACTATTAACCGCATTGCGTACTCGCGTACAAACACAAGTTGCGGATGTTGTATCCGCTCCGCTGGTGTTTGATAATGAGAGTGACGAACACGCTAAAACACATAATATATGGTTAAGGGCTAGTCTAGTTCCGGGAGACTCCGAAAGGAAGACAAAGAATCGCGTTAGACACCATTTTAACACCATTATTGATATCTTCATAAAAGTTGGTCTTGGAACAAAATCCTCAGATCAAATTGTAGATATCATATTGGCTAAAGGTGCGTTTAGGTCCGTCCAAGCCGACGGGATAACTTACAGGGTGCCGACTCCTCAATATTTAGGTAGAAGTGAGAAGTTTCAGGCATTTTTTCACACTCAAGTAAGCATCCCTAGTTACGGAGACATTTTAAATGTCTGACGCAAACCTAATGAGTATGGCAGTCCGTGAGGAAAGCACTTGGGGCGAAGCCGCTTCAGGTAAATACACGGAAATTCCTTTCACTTCTGAAGGCTTAAAGCAACTCACTGAGTTCTTAGCCTCGCAGACCATTCGAGCGGATCGTCTTACTCCAGACCTTCGCCGTATCGGTGTAAATGTCGCGGGTCCGATTGCCGCAGAGGTTTCTTTTGGGGACCATGATCTTTTCTACGAAATGGTTATGGGTTCGGCGGGCTTTGCGGCTCAGGCCGTTTCACTCAATGCCGGGTCTGTTACATCCGTTGCGACGAACACGTACAATGGAACGTTTACCAATCTTCCCGCTGTTGGAGATTGGATTTACGTCTCGGGCTTCACTGGAAACGACGTAGATAAGAACGGCTTTAAGAAAGTCACGGCCTCTTCGGGTTCCGCGATTGCAGTTGCTCAGACTCTAGTTAACAAGGGGTCTACCACTTCGGGAGTCACAATTACAAAGTGCGGTATGGCGTCGCTTGGAACTAACTTCCGCTCCGTTTCTATTGAGAAAGAGTTTACCGATTTAACGAATGAGTTCGTCCAATATCTCGGCGTTGCTATTGACCAATGGCAGCTTTCCGTTAGCGCGGACTCTCTTGTTACTCAAACGTTTGATGTTATGGGTAAGCTTGAGCAATCGGCGGCTGCGACTATTGGCGATGGAGCCAATACCGCTGTTCAAGATGCGCCGTCTTTTTCTGGTGCGGAAGATGTTTACTCGGTTCAAGTTAACTACGTCCCGATTGACATTCTTTCGGGAACTATGCGACTTGGCGCAGGTATCCGGAAACGTCCTGTCGTCGGATCTATCTATCCCAAGTCGTTAGGTCTCGGGCGGTTTGTTCTTGAAGGTACTTTTCAAATGTATTTTGAAAATGATACCTACATGGATTTCTACCGCGCGTGGACGCCCAAGCCGGTTACTTACATCATTCAAGATGAGAACGGTAGCGGATACGTTTTTGATGCGCTGCAAACCAACTTGACGGATGCTCAGCAAGTCGGCGGCGGCATTGACCAAGACATCATCGCAGAATTTACTTTCCGCGCTAAGTTAGAAGCTATTCAAGGCGGAATGTTCAAGGTTGCTCGATTCGACGCGGCTGCGTAAGACGAGCGTTTACAAGGATACTGAGAGTATATGGGATCTTTAAGCGAAGTTCGGTTGGATCTTGACGCTGTTAAAAATGGTGTCTGGAAAACTTGGCGAGGCATTCGACTTAGGATTGCTTCGGTAGATAGCGAAGAATATCAAAAGGCCGTAGAGGGGGCTGCGAAAGAGCATTTCTCGCGCCTGCAAACAGATCCGGAGTTTGAGCAAGAGCTTAACCGTAAGCTCGTGGCGAAGCACTTACTCAAGGATTGGGAAGACTTAGAAGATGGTGGAAAAGTCATCCCGTATTCTACGCAAAAGGCCGAAGAATACTTATTAGATCCCACGCTCAATCCACTGTATATGTTCGTTCTCGGCGTTGCGGGCGCCAATCAACAGTTCCTAGCGAGTAAGACTGTAGAGGGAAAATAGTTCTCGGGAACTTGATTGAGTGGATGTACCGCTTCGGAAGACAGGAAAAGAAATTAAGAGCACAACAGCGTAAAGGTAAAAAGATCAAGGCGCTAGAGAGGAAGCCGAACCTAACTCCCTCTCTAGCGCCGATCTATCGCGCTTTCCTCTTCCTGTCCGCTCGTCGAGTTTCCGAGCCATATCAATTCACTAAAGACGGCAAAATCCATACTACGAAATTCTATCAGTTCATACCTCTAGCAGAGATTAACTTACATCTTGACGCGCTGAAGGTGTATGAGTTTGAACGAAAGTATTGGATAGCTATTCTTACGCATTGTGACGAAGTTTGGATGAAATGCTATGCCGGACCTTAGACTAGGAATTGATGCGAGAGACGCGCGAAGCGGCGCGGAAGAGTTCCGTAGAGCGGGCAAAACTGTTATCCATACCTCTTCAGGTATGGAGAAGGGTTTTACTAGCGCAGAAGCCAAGCTTAAAGGATTCTTACTCGGTCTAGCCTCATTAGCAGCAGCTAAAGCCGGGCTAACTACACTCTCAGAATATGAGAAACGCCTAGTTGCTGTTGGAAAAACTGCGGATGTTGACGGAGAACGACTAGAGGCGTTAGGGCAAAAAACTCTCCAACTCGCGCAAAGACTTCCTATTGGCATCACTAGGCTCTTAGAATTAGAAGAGGCAGCCGGTACACTAGGCGTAAGAGGGAGTAGTAATCTCTTAGCGTTTGCCGAAACCCTAGGCAAGTTAGAATCTGCTACTGATGTTGTAGGCGCTACTGGCGCAAAAAGCATCGCGCGAATTCTAACCGTCACGGGAGACGGAGTAGAGGGCGTTAGGCGTTTTGGATCCGTTCTAACTCAGTTAGGCAATAATGCAGCGGCGTCGGAACAAGAGATTCTAGACACGGCAAATGAAGTTGCTAAATCTACCGCAGTCTATCGAGTCAATTCTACACAGGTTCTAGGTTTAGCTGCTGCGTATAAGTCTCTTGGCGTAGACTCCGCAGTTGCAGGTACGTCAACTTCTAAGGCGTTTTTCTTAATTGACCAAGCTGCGCGCAACGGTGGACAGCAGCTACAAACTATTGCCAGTATCGCGCGGGTTTCTGGAGAAGAGTTCCAGAAAATCTATGCTCAAGATTCCCTTAGAGCATTTCAACTTTTCATTCGCGGCGTAGGCGAGATTGATGCTGCTGGAGGATCTGCCGCTGCGACGCTTACGGAGCTAGGCTTAGCGGACGAGCGCGTACTTAAGACGTTGCTTCCGCTCGCTACTCGGTACGAGGTTTTTTCAGACACTTTAGCTCTTGCCAGCGCTGAGGCGGAGAAACAAACATCACTAAATGAAGAGTCGGCTAAGTCAACTAATACGCTTAGTGGACAGTGGAAGCTGTTAAAGAACACGCTTAGCGGAACGTTAATCGCTCAATTAGACGTTAATCAGGGTTTAGCGAGCGCCGCTAGATTTACTCGCCAAGTCATTCAGGTTTTGACCGGACAAGAGGATGCCCAAGAGGAAGTATCCTCTTCCGCTAGGATCACGGCGCGCTCAATCAAGTTCCTTGCGGCTGAGGCCGCATTACTAGCTGGCGTAAAAGTCGGAACCGCGCTTAGTACCTGGATTACCGGACTCGTTGCGACTACAGTTCGCTTAAGAAGCGCCGCACAAGTTTTCGGCTTGTGGAACGTAATCAGTCTAAGAGCGTCACCTCTCTTAGCAAAAGTCACTACAGGCTTTAATGCGCTTTGGGCGGTTATTTCTAGAAATCCGCTAGTTTCAATTGCGGTTGGATTAGGAACCGTTGCGGCTGCGCTCATTGCGTTTGGTGACGAGTCGGAAAGGGCGGAGAGAAAGTATCGCTCACTGAAGGATCTTCAGGAAGACAGTGGAGACGTACTTTCTCAGCTCGCCAATCAACAGGCTAGGTATAACCGCGCGTTACGGGCAAACGATAACGCGGAAGCTGCTGCTGCTATTCGCGGGCGAATTGATCTTCTTAAGGAAGAATCTATCCGTCTACAGGAATTAGTAGACAAGGGACAGCTTGGCCGCGTTGATCCCAACGTGGTTAGCTCGTTTATTCCTTCGTTCGCTACTCGCGCAGAAAAGATCCTTAAAGAAAACAAGGATCTTGAGCAGAGGCTAACCGCGCAAGCATCCGCACGCGGAGAGTTTGACAGCATTGCTAGTGCGCTTGCTACTCGCGCGCGAATTCAAAAGACATTGGAGGCTAGCCAAGGCGTAGCGGGCGGATTATTTATCGGCTTGCTAGAAGGAGAAGTTAACAAGTTAACTGAAGCCCTTGAGCGTCTTGAGGATGCAGACGGATTCAGTAGTCTCGGAGAGAACGCAACAGGGGGAATTAAAGTCGTTAGCGACGAGTTAGCCTCGCTTGAGAGAGAGTTAGAGTTAGTCCGGCAGAATGCGGGCAAGCTTGAAAGAGACATTGATCGCGCCGTCGCTAATGGAGTTGATCCCGAACGCGCACGTCAAATCTTGACGGAGATTAACCGTTTGGAGGGTACGCGAGCGATTGAAAATGTAGCTAAAAACTTAACTAGAGAGGTTGAGTTACTTAAGCTGAGTGGTGAAGAGCGCGCAATTGCTGAAGAACAAGCTTTAGCTGTTGCAGAGGCGGATAAGTTCGGTCTTAAGGTTTCAGAAGATATCCTTAAGTCAATCAAGGAAAGCGCAGTAGAGAAGCTTAAGCTAAGGGACATTTCGCAACAGACAGCGGAAGATCAAAGGCGCTCAGATGCCGAACTTCGTAAGGAATTAAACAGACAGCAAAACCTATTTAACTCCGTAGAGTTTTCCGCGCGTAACGCAATTGTCGCGCCGCTCGAAGATGCAGTTTTTGAGGCTACCACTTTAGAAGAAGCAATTTCTAACATTGGACGGGCCTTAGCCCGACTCACTGTTAGAAAAGCGCTTTTAGAGCCTATCGCGTCTGGATTAGCTGCGCCTATTGCACAAGGAATCAGCGCGCTAACTTTCGGAAGTACCGCGCAATCCACCAGTAATTCAAACGTCCTTCCTGCGGATCAATCCTTTGCCAATGGCTTACAGGCCAACGCACAAACAACCGGAGTTAAGGTGTCCGGTGGGCCATCCTCGGAACAGCTTACGGGACAGGCAGGGCTAGGCTTACTGGCAGCGTTAAATCCATTCACTGCGTTAGGTTTCTTAGCGTTTAATGCTTTCGGCGCGAGGCAAAACGCTAGGGGAAACGTGTTCTCTGGTGGCCGTTTACATCCGCACGCAAAAGGAGATATCTTCGGTGGACCTACTTACTTTAATGGTCCGGAAGGTACGGACGTTCTTGGGGAGGGAGGCATTGAAGGCGCGTTTCCTATCACAAGAACCAGTAAAGGTGAGCTTGCCGTAAAGGCAGAGGGCGGAACCTCTGGAAGACAATTCGTGTTTGCCAAGGGAGCTATTCAAATTAACGGCGTTTCTGATGTCGGCAGTTTCCGTAGGTCTGAGAGGTCTATCCTGAATACCTTTAAGAAGCTAGGTGCATAATGGGTTATCACAATACGCTGTTTCCTACGGACATTTCATTAGGTTCAAAAGGTGGCCTAATGCACCGAACCGAGGTTGTCCGAGTAGAATCCGGCAAGTCCTATAAAAACGTTCTTTGGCCTGCGCCCTTGCACAAATACGATGTCTCGTATGGAATTAAATCTTACGAAAATCTTAGAGCAGTCTACGCTTTTGCGGCGGCGCGGCAAGGCAACGCGCATTCCTTCCCCTTTAAAGATCCGTTGAATTTCACTACGGACAAAACTTCAACCGTAGATGATTGGCCGGATGGCGGATCCCCACTCAGTACGGATGAACTTTTAGGGGTAGGCGATGGAACCACGAAGACGTTTCAGTTAGTTAGG